TTGGTAAAGTTTCCGGAGTTGGAGCTTAGCGTCTCGCCGCTCGCGATCGTGATCGTCGCCGTGTTGGTGATGCCGCTGTTGGCGCTCATGTTGCCGCCGCTGACGGCGATCGTCGCACTGCTGCTGTTGGTCACCGCGCCGGTCAGCGTGCCATTGCCGCTGATCAATGCGCCGGTCCCCGAATTGCTGATGCCAGCTGTGCCGGTTGCGCTGATCGTCCCACCAGCGTCAGTGATCGTGCCGGCATTACTGATCCCGAAGGTAGCGCTGGTCGATGTCAGGCTACCAGTTGCAACAGAAATTGAAGCGCCAGTGGCAAGGGTAATGCCGCCGTTTGTGGTGAGGGCACCAGTTCCCGACAGAGTGATTACCGCTTTCGATCCTGACAGATTGACCGTCGTAGCACTGGGAGTGGCTTGGGTGGCCGTGAGGGTGACACCTGTGCTGATCGTCAGCGTGTCGTCGCCGGCGGTCGTGCCGGTCATCGTCAGTGAATCGATCTGCGTGCTGGCGGTCAGTGTGGGCTGGTGAGTTGTGGTGTTCCCGATAGTGACGTCGTCGCCGGTTCCCGGCGGGTTCGATTGTGTAACTCCACCGACCGTCCAGTTGGAACCAGTGCTCCAAGTGGTGCTGGTGCCGCCCACCCAAACATATGCGGCTAGTACGCCCGCATAGCTCGCCATCGCCGCTGCGGTGAGCGGCGGCCGTGCGGGCGCATGTTGGGCAAATGCAGTAAGATCCCATGTGCCGCCAAGATCCGCAGCGCCGATGCGGCCGCTCGAGGCGGCGACATCAGCGCCGGTCGCCTGCGCGAGTGCCGCAATGAACGCGGAGCCGACCGCGCCAGCAGCAGCGTCGCAACTCCACAGCCGCAATTCGCCGTCCACGGCAAGCGCACGCCCGATCGCAGCAAAATTTTCAGCTTCGTCTTCCAACGTCGCGGCTGACCAATCGCCCGATGCGAAGTTCACTCGGCCCGGCGCGCCATGGGCGATAACGTGCACCGCCGAAAGACCATGGTGGCCCTCGAGCGCCGCCGCGATCTGCTGCACCGCCGGCTGGACGGCATCGAGCACAATCGCCTCGACCCCCTGTCGCAAGCCGTTGAGGATCGTGTCGATATCGGAGACGGAGGGATCAACAAACAGTATTTCGCGGGGACGGGCCATGACGCGTTCCTCAACATTTTTATTTGGGTTGTTGTTCTGGTTCAGCTTGGCTTGGTCGTGCCACGTCGCCGTGTCGCTATGGTCAGTCCGAGGATTTCGCGTGGCACGCATTGCAGTACTCCAAACCTCTAGGCGGCCGCCGGCAGATGACCGGCGGCCCAGAGAGTGGGGGTGGGGTGGGTCGTGAGATTTCGTTTGCAGGCAAACTCAAAACCGATCGCGGCGCGCCCGCCGAGCAGGCTCGCCGTGACGAACAGTTCTAGCTGGTTGAACATTCGACGCGCTTGACGCCGATCTTCTGCGAATTTCGACGACGTCGAGGCGATCGACCTAAGGGGGACAGCCGCAAGGCGTTTTCGTCGCGTTGGGTTTGTTAGTGCGACTGAACTAGAGCGCCAAAGAGCACGAACCGGCGCCGGTCCGCTTGCTGGTGACTTGACTTTGTCGTTTGCGGAGGCTTGCTCGGTGAGGTGGCCGCTGACAAATCGGCGCCCCCCAACTCGGGGGGATGACGTGTCGTTGCCGTTGCAATAGGGATTTATCGGCTGAGTTACGATTGCGCGCAGGGGTACGACAGTGCCCGTGCGGGAGCCGCAAGGCTCCCCACTGGCTAAAACACCACGCTTACTCACAACGTTACGTTGACGCAAATACCGTCTCCGGCTGCCCTTGCCGGTGCCCTGTACCCTCACGGTGACGTCGGACTGACACCGCCTTGCACTGCACCAGCCGGAGAATGTTCATAGAAAATTAAGCTACGCAATATATCCAACGTTCTATGGCGTTCTATGACCCGGTTTGGATTGGTCTAGAATTGAATAAATTATTGAATAGCCTACACTAAAAAAGATTCACTATGCGGGGAGTTGGTCGTCGCTTTCTCAGGTCGAAGGCCCCCGTGTCGATGAATATTTCATGAATGAAAAAGTTCCGTTCGGCGCACCCGAAATGCCGTGACGGGATTTTGCCGGCACGCTAGTACCCGGAATCACCATTCCGCGCAGGCAATAATGCGAATAAGTGTCTCACGCGACTCCCGAATTCTTCGCCCGCGCGAATCACGTTTCTATGAAAGCGGGTACTAGGGCCGTTATATGACGGCTTATAATCCCATCGGCGCACCGGAAAGTGTGTTTTTCGCCACTGTGGCCGAAATCGCGGCAGCCTCTATTTGATCGATAGCCCCTTGTGAAAAGCTCACCACGCGGCGAGCGGCTTAATGGGGGTGAAGTCAAGCGATCGGCGTCAGCCACGGTGGCCGAACCACAAAGGTCCAGGCTATTTTCGCGCATTCGCGTTAGGAACTGCAGAAACGCCGCGGCGATCGGCGGCCAGCGGGACGATCCCTTCAACCGCAAGATTTTTCACCATTGTCGCTGGATCACTCCGAAATAAAAAAGCCAGGGGAGCACAAGGCCGACGCTGAAACCGATTGCGGCTTGCGCGGCGAACAGAAAGAGCGCGAAGCACACGAGCTTTTCAAAGGCGAGGGCGCCAGGCGGCGATGCCGTCCAGACGCCTCCGAGTTCCCCAGATTCCTTCAGCAGCGATCTTTTCGGGTCGGCTCGCAGCGCGTGGACATCGGCGATGATAGGGGCCGCGAGCTGGCCGAGCGAATCCATCTCGGTCGGCTGCGGATCAGTGATCGCCCAGCCCGGCGATTTGCCGGGCCCGATCGCGCCTCGGACCAGGTGTTTCAACGTGGTCATTAGCCCTTCCCGAGCCGCGTTCGACCCTCGGCCAACAAGAATTCAGAAAAAGCCGAGTGGCGGACCGGGACGGTCCGCCACTCGCACCAAGCCGCTCTAGTGTTTCGGCACGAACGTGTGGTTGTGCGACATCAGATCCTTGAACTCCGGCTTGCCGCCGTTGTCGAGGTTGCCGAGCGCGCCACTGCCATAGCCGGCATTCGGCGTTGTCGGGTGGCCGGAGCCACCGCTCGGATCGTTGCTGCCCTTGCCCAGAACATCGAGGAGTTTGCCGATGTTCGTGAGGTCGGCCATCAACTGCCCGCTCGTCAGCGTCGGTGGCAGGCCACCGTGATCGGTGCCGCCGGAGAACGATCCGGTGGCAACGTCTGGGGACACTATGTTCCCGGTGACACCATCCGTGCTTCCGGTGCCGTGCAGGAACTTCGTAAGGGCACCGTCCAGGTTGCCTAGGACGTCGTGCAGCTTGATCAGGGCCGTGAGCGGGTCGTTTGCTCCATGCTCGCCCGTCCAATGCCGCCCATCGCCAGACGACGGATCGTTCGTCCCAGTGGCGTCTGTTGTGCCCGAGGACCCTGGGTCGCCCGTGCCGCTGCCCGATGTACCCGACGACCCTGGGTCGCCCGTGCCACTGCCCGATGTACCCGATGGATCGCTGGTGCCAGTGCCCGGACCCGATGACCCTGAGTAGCCCGTGCCGCTGCCCAATTTACCCGACGGATCGCCAGTGCCAGTGCCCGGACCCGATGACCCTGGGTAGCCCGTGCCGCTGCCCGATGTACCCGATGACCCTGGGTAGCCCGTGCCACTGCCCGATGTACCCGATGACCCTGGGTAGCCCGTGCCGCTGCCTGATCCGCCCGATACGGCCGGATCGTTCGCGCCTGTTGCACCTGTTGCACCCGTTGCACCTGTCGCACCCGATGCCCCCTGGTGGTGGTGATCGTGGCGGTGGCCGCTGCCCGACGTACCCGATGACCCTGGATCGCTCGTGCCGCTGCCTGATCCGCCCGATACGGCCGGGTCGTTCGCGCCTGTTGCACCTGTTGCACCCGATGACGGCGAGTGGTGGTGGCCGGTCGCGCCGGTTGCACCTGCGTGGCCCGTTGCACCCGTGTGGCCAGTCGCACCGCTGTGGCCGCTCGCACCCGTCGAGCCGGTGTGTCCGGTCGCGCCGCCTGCGCCCGTTGCGCCCGTAGCACCACTCGGAGGATCGAGCGTGGCGACGTAGTAGCTCGTCCCGCCGATGACCTCTGTGGTCACAGGCTCGAAGGTCTTGGACGCACCGGCAGCCAGCGTGACGTTGAATGTGGCTACAGTAGTCGAGCCCTCCTTCAAGGTTAGCACGGTGTCACTTGCATTCAACGTCGCACTGTTGAACGGGGTGGTGATGGCGACGCTGTCGGAGTCATTCAAATCGCGAAGTTGTGGGGTTCCACTTGTTGTGTTTGCGAGATCCACGCTACTGACGCCGGTGCCGTAGACGATCTGGCCGCCGGTGACACTGCCGTCGATCTCGACGGTCGAGTTATTGGCGATGACGGTCCCGCCAGTAACATTTCCGGTCACCGCGAGTGTCTCGTCGGTAACGGAGATAGTTGTCCCGTCGCTTATCGAAGAAATAGATGGGTCGCTCGAGCCGGTCGCGCCCGTCGTACCCGACGGGTCGCTCGAAGCTGTCGCGCCGAAGAAGAAGCGGAACCCTCCGGTTGGACCCGTGGGGCCCGTTGGTCCGGTTTCACCCGTGTGTCCGGTCGCACCGGTGGCACCTGTCGAACCGGTGTGCCCCGTCGGACCTGTCGATCCCGTGGCTCCGGTCGAGCCGGTCGCTCCGGTCGAACCTGTGGCGCCAGTCGAACCTGTGGCGCCGGTCGAGCCGGTGGCACCCGTGTGTCCGGTCGCGCCGGTCGCACCTGTAGCTCCGGTCGAACCTGTGGTGCCGGTCGCACCTGTTGCTCCGGTCGCACCTGTTGCTCCGGTCGAGCCGGTGGCACCCGTGTGTCCGGTCGCGCCAGTCGAACCTGTGGCGCCGGTCGAGCCGGTGGCTCCGGTCGAGCCGGTGGCTCCGGTCGAGCCGGTGGCACCCGTGTGTCCGGTCGCGCCGGTCGAACCTGTGGCGCCGGTCGAACCTGTTGCTCCGGTCGAGCCGGTGGCGCCGGTCGCACCCGTGGCGCCGGTCGAGCCGGTGGCTCCAGTCGAGCCCGTGGCACCGGTCGAGCCGGTGGAACCGGTGTGTCCGGTCGCGCCAGTCGAACCGGTGGCTCCGGTCGCACCCGTTGCTCCCGTCGAACCCGTTGCACCGGTCGAGCCGGTGGCTCCGGTCGAGCCTGTGGCACCGGTCGAACCGGTGGCACCCGTGTGTCCGGTCGCGCCAGTCGAACCTGTAGCGCCTGTTGCTCCAGTCGAGCCGGTGGCTCCAGTCGAACCGGTAGCTCCCGTCGAACCGGTTGCACCTGTAGCGCCGGTCGAGCCGGTGGCGCCGGTGTGTCCGGTCGCGCCAGTCGAACCTGTGGCGCCGGTCGCACCAGTTGCTCCGGTCGAGCCGGTGGCTCCCGTCGAGCCGGTCGCGCCGGTCGCACCCGTGGTTCCGGTCGAACCCGTGGTTCCGGTCGAACCCGTGGCTCCGGTCGAACCCGTGGCTCCTGTTGAGCCCGTGGCTCCCGTCGAGCCGGTGGCGCCGGTCGAACCGGTGGCTCCGGTCGCACCCGTTGCTCCAGTCGAGCCGGTGGCGCCGGTCGAACCGGTGGCTCCCGTCGAACCGGTGGCGCCGGTCGAGCCGGTAGCTCCCGTCGAGCCGGTGGCACCTGTAGCGCCGGTCGAGCCGGTGGCGCCAGTCGAACCCGTGGCGCCGGTCGCACCCGTTGCTCCGGTCGAACCGGTGGCGCCGGTCGAACCGGTGGCTCCGGTCGAGCCTGTTGCACCTGTATCGCCGGTCGCTCCCGTCGAGCCGGTGGCTCCCGTCGAGCCGGTGGCTCCGGTCGAGCCCGTGGCTCCCGTCGAGCCTGTTGCACCTGTATCGCCGGTCGCTCCCGTCGAGCCGGTGGCTCCGGTCGAGCCCGTGGCTCCCGTCGAGCCGGTGGTTCCCGTCGAGCCCGTCGCTCCGGTCGAGCCTGTTGCACCCGTCGAGCCCGTGGCTCCCGTCGAGCCCGTGGCTCCCGTCGAGCCCGTGGCTCCCGTCGAGCCTGTGGCACCCGTATCGCCGGTCGAACCTGTGGCGCCGGTCGCACCTGTTGCTCCAGTTGAGCCCGTGGCTCCGGTCGAACCGGTGGCTCCGGTCGCACCCGTTGCTCCCGTCGAGCCGGTGGCTCCGGTCGAACCGGTGGCGCCGGTCGAGCCGGTGGCTCCGGTCGAACCTGTTGCTCCCGTCGAGCCAGTAGCTCCCGTCGAGCCAGTAGCTCCCGTCGAGCCAGTCGCACCTGTTGCACCCGTGCCGCCGGTATCGCCGGTCGCACCTGTGGCGCCGGTGGCTCCCGTCGAGCCCGTCGCACCTGTGCCGCCGGTGGCCCCGGTCGAGCCTGTGGCTCCTGTCGAGCCAGTAGCTCCCGTCGAGCCTGTTGCACCTGTATCGCCGGTCGCACCTGTGGCGCCGGTCGAGCCGGTGGCTCCGGTCGAACCTGTTGCTCCCGTCGAGCCAGTAGCTCCCGTCGAGCCAGTCGCACCTGTTGCACCCGTGCCGCCGGTATCGCCGGTCGCACCTGTGGCGCCGGTTGCTCCCGTCGAGCCCGTAGCTCCGGTCGAGCCAGTAGCTCCCGTCGAGCCTGTTGCACCTGTATCGCCGGTCGAGCCCGTGGCTCCCGTCGAGCCTGTGGCACCCGTATCGCCGGTCGCACCTGTGGCGCCGGTGGCTCCGGTCGAGCCCGTAGCTCCGGTCGAGCCTGTTGCACCCGTCGAGCCCGTGGCTCCCGTCGAGCCTGTGGCTCCTGTCGAGCCGGTGGCACCTGTATCCCCGGTCGCACCTGTGGCGCCGGTGGCTCCGGTCGAGCCCGTAGCTCCGGTCGAGCCCGTAGCTCCGGTCGAGCCCGTAGCTCCGGTCGAGCCTGTGGCACCCGTATCGCCGGTCGCACCTGTGGCGCCGGTTGCTCCCGTCGAGCCCGTGGCTCCCGTCGAGCCCGTAGCTCCCGTCGAGCCCGTAGCTCCCGTCGAGCCTGTGGCACCCGTATCGCCGGTCGCACCTGTGGCGCCGGTGGCTCCCGTCGAGCCCGTCGCTCCGGTCGAGCCCGTCGCTCCCGTCGAGCCTGTGGCACCCGTCGAGCCCGTGGCTCCCGTCGAGCCTGTGGCACCTGTCGAGCCCGTGGCTCCCGTCGAGCCTGTGGCACCTGTCGAGCCCGTGGCTCCTGTCGAGCCCGTGGCTCCTGTCGAGCCTGTCGCGCCGGTGTCGCCGGTCGCTCCCGTCGAGCCCGTAGCTCCCGTCGAGCCCGTGGCTCCGGTCGAGCCTGTTGCCCCCGTGGAGCCTGTTGCACCTGTATCGCCGGTCGCACCTGTGGCGCCGGTGGCTCCCGTCGAGCCCGTAGCTCCTGTCGAGCCCGTGGCTCCCGTCGAGCCCGTAGCTCCCGTCGAGCCCGTAGCTCCCGTCGAGCCTGTGGCTCCCGTCGAGCCTGTGGCACCTGTCGAACCTGTCGCGCCGGTGTCGCCGGTCGCACCTGTGGCGCCGGTCGCTCCCGTCGAGCCCGTAGCTCCCGTCGAGCCCGTAGCTCCCGTCGAGCCCGTAGCTCCCGTCGAGCCCGTAGCTCCCGTCGAGCCCGTAGCTCCCGTCGAGCCCGTAGCTCCCGTCGAGCCGGTGGCACCTGTCGAGCCTGTCGCGCCGGTGTCGCCGGTCGCACCTGTGGCGCCCGTAGCTCCGGTCGAGCCAGTAGCTCCCGTCGAGCCCGTAGCTCCCGTCGAGCCTGTTGCACCCGTATCGCCGGTCGCACCTGTGGCGCCGGTGGCTCCTGTTGAGCCCGTGGCTCCCGTCGAGCCTGTGGCACCCGTCGAGCCTGTTGACCCCGTATCGCCGGTCGCACCTGTGGCGCCGGTCGCACCTGTGGCGCCGGTTGCTCCCGTCGAGCCCGTGGCTCCCGTCGAGCCTGTTGCACCTGTATCGCCGGTCGCACCTGTGGCGCCGGTGGCTCCCGTCGAGCCCGTGGTATCACCGGTCGCACCTGTGGCGCCGGTTGCTCCCGTCGAGCCCGTGGCTCCCGTCGAGCCTGTTGCACCTGTATCGCCGGTCGCACCTGTGGCGCCGGTTGCTCCCGTCGAGCCCGTGGCTCCGGTCGAGCCCGTAGCTCCCGTCGAGCCCGTAGCTCCCGTCGAGCCCGTAGCTCCCGTCGAGCCTGTGGCTCCCGTCGAGCCTGTGGCACCTGTCGAACCTGTCGCGCCGGTGTCGCCGGTCGCACCTGTGGCGCCGGTCGCTCCCGTCGAGCCCGTAGCTCCCGTCGAGCCCGTAGCTCCCGTCGAGCCCGTAGCTCCCGTCGAGCCCGTAGCTCCCGTCGAGCCCGTAGCTCCCGTCGAGCCCGTAGCTCCCGTCGAGCCGGTGGCACCTGTCGAGCCTGTCGCGCCGGTGTCGCCGGTCGCACCTGTGGCGCCCGTAGCTCCGGTCGAGCCAGTAGCTCCCGTCGAGCCCGTAGCTCCCGTCGAGCCTGTTGCACCCGTATCGCCGGTCGCACCTGTGGCGCCGGTGGCTCCTGTTGAGCCCGTGGCTCCCGTCGAGCCTGTGGCACCCGTCGAGCCTGTTGACCCCGTATCGCCGGTCGCACCTGTGGCGCCGGTCGCACCTGTGGCGCCGGTTGCTCCCGTCGAGCCCGTGGCTCCCGTCGAGCCTGTTGCACCTGTATCGCCGGTCGCACCTGTGGCGCCGGTGGCTCCCGTCGAGCCCGTAGCTCCGGTCGAGCCCGTGGCTCCCGTCGAGCCTGTTGCACCGGTATCACCGGTCGCACCTGTGGCGCCGGTTGCTCCCGTCGAGCCCGTGGCTCCCGTCGAGCCTGTTGCACCTGTATCGCCGGTCGCACCTGTGGCGCCGGTGGCTCCCGTCGAGCCCGTGGCTCCGGTCGAGCCAGTAGCTCCCGTTGAGCCTGTGGCACCCGTATCGCCGGTCGCACCTGTGGCGCCGGTGGCTCCCGTTGAGCCTGTGGCACCCGTATCGCCGGTCGCACCTGTGGCGCCGGTGGCTCCCGTTGAGCCTGTGGCACCCGTATCGCCGGTCGCACCTGTGGCGCCGGTGGCTCCCGTTGAGCCTGTGGCACCCGTATCGCCGGTCGCACCTGTGGCGCCGGTGGCTCCTGTGGACCCCGTGGCTCCCGTCGACCCCGTGGCTCCCGTCGACCCCGTAGCTCCCGTCGAGCCCGTGACTCCCGTCGAGCCCGTGACTCCCGTCGAGCCCGTGGCTCCCGTCGAGCCCGTGGCTCCCGTATCGCCGGTCGCACCTGTGGCGCCGGTGGCCCCCGTCGAGCCTGTGGCTCCCGTTGAGCCTGTGGCACCCGTATCGCCGGTCGCACCTGTGGCGCCGGTGGCTCCTGTCGAGCCCGTGGCTCCCGTCGAGCCTGTGGCTCCTGTCGAGCCCGTGGCTCCCGTATCGCCGATCGCACCTGTGGCGCCGGTGGCTCCTGTCGAGCCCGTGGCTCCCGTCGAGCCTGTGGCACCTGTATCGCCGGTCGCACCTGTGGCGCCGGTGGCTCCCGTCGAGCCCGTGGCTCCGGTCGAGCCAGTAGCTCCCGTCGAGCCCGTAGCTCCCGTCGAGCCTGTTGCACCCGTATCGCCGGTCCCACCTGTGGCGCCGGTGGCTCCGGTCGAGCCCGTAGCTCCCGTCGAGCCCGTGGCTCCGGTCGAGCCAGTAGCTCCCGTCGAGCCCGTGGTTCCCGTCGAGCCGGTGGCTCCCGTATCGCCTGTCGCACCTGTGGCGCCGGTGGCTCCGGTCGAGCCCGTAGCTCCCGTCGAGCCCGTGGCTCCGGTCGAACCTGTCGCGCCGGTATCGCCGGTCGCACCTGTGGCGCCGGTGGCTCCCGTCGAGCCCGTCGCTCCCGTCGAGCCCGTGGCTCCCGTCGAGCCCGTAGCTCCGGTCGAGCCCGTGGCTCCCGTCGAGCCTGTTGCACCCGTATCGCCCGTCGCACCTGTGGCGCCGGTGGCTCCGGTCGAGCCCGTGGCTCCCGTCGAGCCTGTGGCACCCGTATCGCCCGTCGCACCTGTGGCGCCGGTCGCACCTGTGGCGCCGGTGGCTCCCGTCGAGCCTGTGGCTCCCGTCGAGCCTGTGGCTCCCGTCGAGCCCGTCGAGCCCGTCGCGCCTGTGGCACCTGTATCGCCGGTCGCACCTGTGGCGCCGGTGGCTCCTGTCGAGCCCGTGGCTCCCGTCGCGCCTGTGGCACCTGTATCGCCGGTCGCACCTGTGGCGCCGGTGGCTCCTGTCGAGCCCGTGGCTCCCGTCGAGCCTGTGGCTCCCGTATCGCCTGTGGCACCTGTATCGCCGGTCGCACCTGTGGCGCCGGTGGCTCCCGTCGAGCCGGTCGCACCGGTCGAACCTGTTGCACCCGTATCACCGGTCGCACCGGTGGCGCCGGTGGCTCCTGTCGAGCCCGTAGCTCCGGTCGAGCCGGTGGCACCTGTCGAACCTGTCGCGCCGGTATCGCCGGTCGCACCTGTGGCGCCGGTGGCTCCCGTCGAGCCCGTCGCTCCCGTCGAGCCCGTGGCTCCCGTCGAGCCCGTCGCTCCCGTCGAGCCCGTGGCTCCCGTCGAGCCTGTTGCACCTGTATCGCCGGTCGCACCTGTGGCGCCGGTGGCTCCGGTCGAGCCCGTGGCTCCGGTCGAGCCAGTAGCTCCCGTTGAGCCTGTGGCACCCGTATCGCCGGTCGCACCAGTGGCGCCGGTGGCTCCGGTCGAGCCGGTTGCACCCGTCGAGCCTGTGGCACCCGTATCGCCGGTCGCACCCGTGGCGCCGGTGGCTCCCGTCGAGCCAGTAGCTCCCGTGGAGCCAGTTGCACCCGTCGAGCCCGTGGCTCCCGTCGAGCCTGTGGCACCTGTATCGCCGGTCGCACCTGTGGCGCCGGTGGCTCCCGTTGAGCCCGTGGCTCCCGTTGAGCCCGTGGCTCCCGTCGAGCCTGTTGCACCCGTTGAGCCCGTGGCTCCCGTCGAGCCTGTGGCACCTGTATCGCCGGTCGCACCTGTGGCGCCGGTGGCTCCCGTTGAGCCCGTGGCTCCCGTTGAGCCCGTGGCTCCCGTCGAGCCTGTTGCACCCGTTGAGCCCGTGGCTCCCGTCGAGCCTGTGGCACCTGTATCGCCGGTCGCACCTGTGGCGCCGGTGGCTCCCGTCGAGCCCGTGGCTCCGGTCGAGCCAGTAGCTCCCGTTGAGCCTGTGGCACCTGTATCGCCGGTCGCACCTGTGGCGCCGGTGGCTCCCGTCGAGCCAGTAGCTCCCGTCGAGCCCGTGGCTCCCGTCGAGCCCGTGGCTCCTGTCGAGCCTGTTGCACCCGTATCACCGGTCGCACCTGTGGCGCCGGTGGCTCCCGTCGAGCCAGTAGCTCCGGTCGAGCCAGTAGCTCCGGTCGAGCCAGTAGCTCCCGTCGAGCCTGTTGCACCCGTATCGCCGGTCGCACCTGTGGCGCCGGTCGCACCTGTGGCGCCGGTGGCTCCCGTCGAGCCCGTGGCTCCGGTCGAGCCAGTAGCTCCCGTTGAGCCTGTGGCACCTGTATCGCCGGTGGCACCTGTGGCGCCGGTTGCTCCCGTCGAGCCCGTCGCTCCCGTCGAGCCCGTAGCCCCGGTCGAGCCCGTGGCTCCCGTCGAGCCCGTGGCTCCCGTCGAGCCCGTGGCTCCCGTCGAGCCTGTGGCTCCTGTCGAGCCTGTTGCACCTGTATCGCCGGTCGCACCTGTGGCGCCGGTGGCTCCCGTCGAGCCCGTGGCTCCCGTCGAGCCCGTGGCTCCCGTCGAGCCTGTTGCACCTGTATCGCCGGTCGCACCCGTGGCGCCGGTGGCTCCGGTCGAGCCCGTAGCTCCCGTCGAGCCTGTTGCACCTGTATCGCCGGTCGCACCTGTGGCGCCGGTGGCTCCCGTCGAGCCAGTAGCTCCCGTCGAGCCTGTGGCTCCCGTAGCTCCGGTCGAGCCTGTTGCACCCGTATCGCCGGTGGCACCTGTGGCGCCGGTTGCTCCCGTCGAGCCCGTGGCTCCCGTCGAACCCGTAGCCCCGGTCGAGCCCGTGGCTCCCGTCGAGCCCGTGGCTCCCGTCGAGCCCGTGGCTCCCGTCGAGCCGGTTGCTCCCGTCGAGCCTGTAGCTCCTGTCGAGCCGGTGGCTCCCGTCGAGCCGGTGGCACCCGTATCGCCGGTCGCACCTGTGGCGCCTGTGGCTCCCGTCGAGCCTGTGGCTCCCGTCGAGCCTGTTGCACCTGTATCACCGGTCGCACCTGTGGCGCCGGTGGCTCCTGTCGAGCCCGTCGCTCCCGTCGAGCCCGTCGCTCCCGTCGAGCCTGTTGCACCTGTATCGCCGGTCGCACCTGTGGCGCCGGTGGCTCCTGTCGAGCCCGTCGCTCCCGTCGAGCCGGTGGCTCCTGTCGAGCCTGCTGCACCTGTATCGCCGGTCGCACCTGTGGCGCCGGTGGCTCCCGTCGAGCCCGTGGCTCCGGTCGAGCCCGTAGCTCCCGTCGAGCCTGTTGCACCTGTATCACCGGTCGCACCTGTGGCGCCGGTGGCTCCCGTCGAGCCCGTCGCTCCCGTCGAGCCCGTAGCTCCCGTCGAGCCTGTTGCACCTGTATCGCCGGTCGCACCTGTGGCGCCGGTGGCTCCCGTCGAGCCCGTGGCTCCCGTCGAGCCCGTGGCTCCCGTCGAGCCCGTGGTTCCCGTCGAGCCCGTGGTTCCCGTCGAGCCTGTTGCACCTGTATCGCCGGTCGCACCTGTGGCGCCGGTGGCTCCGGTCGAGCCCGTAGCTCCGGTCGAGCCCGTAGCTCCGGTCGAGCCTGTTGCACCTGTATCGCCGGTCGCACCTGTGGCGCCGGTGGCTCCGGTCGAGCCCGTGGCTCCGGTCGAGCCCGTAGCTCCGGTCGAGCCCGTGGTTCCCGTCGAGCCTGTTGCACCTGTATCACCGGTCGCACCTGTGGCGCCGGTGGCTCCGGTCGAGCCCGTAGCTCCGGTCGAGCCCGTAGCTCCGGTCGAGCCTGTGGCACCCGTATCGCCGGTCGCACCTGTGGCGCCCGTGGCTCCCGTCGAGCCGGTAGCTCCCGTCGAGCCTGTGGCTCCTGTCGAGCCTGTTGCACCTGTATCACCGGTCGAGCCTGTGGCTCCTGTCGAGCCTGTTGCACCTGTATCACCGGTCGCACCTGTGGCGCCCGTAGCTCCCGTCGAGCCCGTAGCTCCCGTCGAGCCCGTGGCACCCGTATCGCCGGTGGCGCCTGTTGCTCCCGTCGAGCCTGTGGCTCCCGTAGCTCCGGTCGAGCCCGTCGCTCCGGTCGAACCTGTTGCACCCGTCGAGCCTGTTGCACCTGTATCACCGGTCGCACCTGTGGCGCCGGTTGCTCCCGTCGAACCTGTAGCTCCGGTCGAGCCCGTAGCTCCCGTCGAGCCCGTGGCTCCCGTCGAGCCTGTTGCACCTGTGTCGCCGGTCGCACCTGTGGCGCCGGTGGCTCCGGTCGAGCCCGTAGCTCCGGTCGAGCCCGTCGCTCCGGTCGAGCCTGTGGCACCCGTATCGCCGGTCGCACCCGTGGCGCCCGTAGCTCCGGTCGAGCCCGTAGCTCCGGTCGAGCCCGTAGCTCCGGTCGAGCCCGTGGTTCCCGTCGAGCCTGTTGCACCTGTATCACCGGTCGCACCTGTGGCGCCGGCGGCTCCCGTCGAGCCCGTAGCTCCGGTCGAGCCCGTCGCTCCGGTCGAGCCTGTGGCACCCGTATCGCCGGTCGCACCCGTGGCGCCGGTGGCTCCTGTCGAGCCTGTTGCACCCGTATCACCGGTCGCACCTGTGGCGCCCGTAGCTCCCGTCGAGCCCGTGGCTCCCGTCGAGCCGGTGGCACCCGTATCGCCGGTCGCACCTGTGGCGCCGGTGGCTCCTGTCGAGCCCGTGGCTCCCGTCGAGCCTGTGGCTCCCGTCGAGCCTGTTGCACCTGTATCACCGGTCGCACCTGTGGCGCCCGTAGCTCCCGTCGAGCCCGTAGCTCCCGTCGAGCCAGTAGCTCCCGTCGAGCCAGTAGCTCCCGTCGAGCCAGTAGCTCCCGTCGAGCCCGTGGCACCCGTATCGCCGGTGGCGCCTGTTGCTCCCGTCGAGCCTGTGGCTCCCGTAGCTCCGGTCGAGCCTGTTGCACCCGTATCGCCGGTGGCACCTGTGGCGCCGGTTGCTCCCGTCGAGCCCGTAGCTCCCGTCGAGCCCGTAGCTCCGGTCGAACCTGTTGCTCCCGTCGAGCCTGTTGCACCCGTATCGCCTGTTGCACCCGTATCGCCGGTCGCACCTGTGGCGCCGGTGGCTCCGGTCGAGCCCGTAGCTCCGATCGAGCCTGTGGCACCCGTATCGCCGGTCGCACCCGTGGCGCCGGTGGCTCCTGTCGAGCCTGTTGCACCCGTATCACCGGTCGCACCTGTGGCGCCGGTGGCTCCGGTCGAGCCCGTAGCTCCGGTCGAGCCTGTGGCACCCGTATCGCCGGTGGCGCCTGTTGCTCCCGTCGAGCCTGTGGCTCCCGTGGCTCCGGTCGAGCCTGGTGCACCCGTATCGCCGGTGGCACCTGTGGCGCCGGTTGCACCCGTCGAGCCGGTGGCTCCCGTCGAGCCGGTGGTTCCCGTATCGCCGGTCGCACCTGTGGCGCCGGCGGCGCCGGTCGCACCTGTGGCGCCAGTCGCTCCTGTATCACCTGTGGCGCCAGTCGCTCCTGTATCACCTGTTGCGCCGGTCGCACCTGTGGCGCCGGTCGCTCCGGTCGCTCCAGTATCGCCGGTCGCACCTGTGGCCCCGGTCGCGCCTGAACCCGTGGCGCCGGTCGCGCCGGTGGCGCCGGTCGCTCCGGTCGCTCCAGTATCGCCGGTCGCACCTGTGGCGCCGGTCGCGCCTGAACCCGTGGCGCCGGTCGCGCCGGTCGCGCCGGTGGCGCCGGTCGCTCCAGTATCGCCGGTCGAACCTGTGGCGCCGGTCGCGCCTGAACCCGTGGCCCCGGTTGCGCCTGTGGCGCCGGTTGCTCCGGTCGCTCCAGTATCGCCGGTCGCACCTGTGGCGCCGGTCGCGCCTGAACCCGTGGCCCCGGTTGCGCCTGTGGCGCCGGTTGCTCCGGTCGCTCCAGTATCGCCGGTCGCACCTGTGGCCCCGGTCGCGCCTGAACCCGTGGCCCCGGTTGCGCCTGTGGCGCCGGTTGCTCCGGTCGCTCCAGTATCGCCGGTCGCACCTGTGGCCCCGGTCGCGCCTGAACCCGTGGCCCCGGTTGCGCCTGTGGCGCCCGTCGCTCCGGTCGCTCCAGTATCGCCGGTCGCACCTGTGGCGCCGGTCGCACCTGAACCCGTTGCGCCGGTGGCGCCCGTCGCGCCTGTATCACCCGTGGCGCCGGTCGCACCTGTGGCGCCGGTCGCTCCGGTCGCACCTGTGGCGCCGGTCGCACCTGAACCCCTTGCGCCGGTGGCGCCCGTCGCGCCTGTATCACCCGTGGCGCCGGTCGCACCTGTGGCGCCGGTCGCTCCGGTCGCACCTGTGGCGCCGGTCGCACCTGTGGCGCCGGTCGCTCCGGTTGCACCTGTAGCGCCGGTCGCGCCTGTCGGGCCTGCCGCACCACCGCCGGTAACGCCGGCTGCCCCTATGGTCACTTCGCCGCCATTGGCGGACGAGCTGGTAAAGGTGAAATCGCTGGCGCTGGTAAAATTGCCGAGGAAAGTTACTTCGTCGAGAATCGTGTTCCCGCTACCGAGAATCTCAACAGTTGCCTCTCCATTTCCGAGAACCACATCGCTGCTACTACCCGCACCGTTGTTCGTCGGGGTGCCGCCCAAATTCTCGAGCGTAACGCTATCGCCCGTAAGAAACCCGGCAAATTGGGCGCCGACATCGAGAGCGCTGATCTCGGTGACCGAGCCGGCCGTGACCCCGTTGCTATCGGTTAGGAAGTTGACGGTCTGACCGCTGCTGACTCCGACCCCGCTGCCGAACACCAGGTTCGCGTTGCCGTAAAGATTGATCGAGCCATTTCCGATCAGGCTGACATTGCCGGAAAAAGTAGCCGTGGTCTCGCCGGTGCCGGCCATGCTGGGGCTACCGTCGGTGCCGATGACATTGATGGCGCCGTCATTTTCGAAATAGTCGCTGCCGGCCCCTGAGCCGCCAGTGACAACCCAGTTGGTGTTGGCCGATGACCCCGCTGTGTAATTATTGGTGGCGTTGACGAATATCTCGCCCTGATTGACCAGGCTGAGCGAAGTTTCGTATTGAACAGCATTGTTAGTGTCATTGATCGTCCAAATGCTCGAGCCGGTGCCGGTCGCTTGATGCAACGTTGGCGGCATGTAGATATAATTCGGGGGATCTACCTGACCCGCATTGTTGCCAGTGGTGTTGACAAAAGTGATATTCGTGCCAGCGGCGGGATCTACACCGGGTTTGGCACTCCATGGGGATGTAGTTCCGGCGCTCCACGAGTCTTGCGTGTTTCTGGCGGTGAACGTATCCGTTGTCCCCGGAGTACTCAGGAACGCATCCGTGCCGCCGCTACCGTCACCTTTCAAATCGACCACGGTGCCAGCCGCGGGTGCCGAAGCGAGTGCAAGTGAGTACGCATTGCCGCTGCCGTCCACCACCGTCAGCGTGGAGCCGCTCAGGCTCGCGGACACAATGTCGAGGCCGCCGAAATCGATCTGATTAGTCGCGGTCGACTCACTGCCGCCGACGTTTAATCCAGTAATTGTGCCGGTGTACCCGGCCGGGTTAATAAGGTCCAAGGTGCCATTGGTGCCGGCGAAAGTGACACCGGCAGAGGTCGCCGCATCGAGCTCAAGGATTGTGCCCGCGGTGTTCGCGATGCTCAGCGCAACTGTGCTGGGAACCGACCCCTGCAGGTCGAGGGTTTGGCCTCCGGCCGCGGTGATGGTGCCGGTGCCGGAAATGGTCGTAGCCGCGGACACGGTGCCGAACATCGTCAGCTTGCCGCCGCCTACTAACAAGATGCCGCCGCCGGTCGTGCTCTCGACCGCGTTGATGGTCAGATTGCCCGCGACTCCGATGGCCAGCGTTTGATTGGAGTTGGTCAGCGCGATCGCGCTCGCAGCCGTCGCCGTATTGGAGAACTCCAAGACGGACTCCGGTGCTGTAGCGATCGTGAACGCCGGACCGCTGGCCACCGTGCCGGTCAGGTTCAGCGTGCCGCCACTCGCCGTGATCGTACCGGTGCCGGTCGCGATGTTCGGCGCAACCGTGCCGAAGCCGGTCAACGTCGCGCCGCTGCCGATCGTTAGACCGGAGGAATCCGTCAACGTGCCGCCGGCCATTTGAATCGTGCCGTTGGTGATGCTCTCGGCCGCGTTGATCGTCAGAGCGCCGCCAGATGCAATCTCCAGCGTCTGGTTGGCGTTACTGATCGCGATCGCGTTTGCCGCCGTCGCTGTGTTGGAGAATTCCAGGGTCGAAGGATTGGTCGTCCCGATCGTGAACGTCTGACCTGAGGCCACCGTGCCAATCAGGTTGAGCGTGCCGCCACCCAAGGGGCCGTTCGCCGTGACCGTGCCGCCGGAGCCGGTAATATTCGCGCTGACCGTGCCATAACCGGTGATCGTCGCGGCGTTAGAGACCGCCCCGGTGCCCAGCATACCGCCCGTCAGAGTGATCGTCCCAGACGTGTTGGTGATGGTCCCTGAGGTCGTCAGCGTGGCGGCGTTGGAGATGTTGATCTGGCTGGAGCCCGTGTCGGTCAGGTTGCCCGTCACCGACAGCGTGCCGCCGGTCACATCGAGCGCACCCGCATTGCTGGTACCGCCCGAGCCGCCCGCCAGCGTGCTCGTGCCGCTACTGGTGATCGTGCCCGTACTCGTGTTGCTGATCCCGCCCGAGCTGGTGTCGCTGAGCGTTCCGCTGCTGAGCGTGATCGTGCCGGTGTTGCTGACCTGAGTGCTGCCGGTCTCGGTCAGCGTGCCGTTGACGGTGATACCGCCCGAGGTATTGGAATTGTTGGTCAGCGCTCCCGACGTGGTCAACGCGGCGCCGGTCGCAATCGACATCGTACCGGTGCTGGTGTTGGTCAGAGCGCCCGTCACCGACAGCGTGCCGCCGGTTACACTCAGCGCGCCTGAATTGCTGGTACCGCCCGAACCACCCGCCAGGGTGCTCGTGCCGCTACTGGTGATCGTACCCGTACTCGTGTTGCTGATCCCGCCCGAGCTTGTGTCACTGAGCGTTCCGCTACCGAGCGTGATTGTGCCGGTGTTGCTAACCTGAGTGGTGCCCGTTTCAGTCAGCGTGCCGTTGACGGTGATGCCGCCCGAGGTATTGGAGTTGTTGGTCAGCGCTCCCGACGTCGTCAGCGTAGCGCCGGTCGAAATTGACATCGTACCGCCGCTGGCATTGGTCAGACCGCCCGTCACCGTCAGCGTGCCGCCAGTCACGTTGAACGTGCCCGAATTGCTGGTCGCGCTCGCGCCTGTGCCACCCGCCAGCGTGCTCGACACACTGCTGGTGAGCGTCGCACCGCTGCCGATGGTAATGCCGGAGGTGTCAGTCAGCGTGCCGCCCGCGAGCAGAATCGTGCCGTTGGTGATGTTCTCAGCCGCGCCGATAGTCAGGTTGCCGCCGCTGCCGACCTCGAGCGTCTGGTTGGCGTTACTGATCGAGATCGCAGCAGCCGCCGTCGCCGTGTTCGTGAATTCGAGTGTCGATGCCGACCCGGTGGCGATGTTGAACGCCTGACCGCTAGCAACAGTGCCGGATAGGTTTAGTGTGCCGCCGGACGCCGTGGTCGAGCCGCTGCCGGTGATGTTGCCCGCAACCGTGCCGAAGCCATTAATGCCGCCCGCACTGGCTGTCGAACTGTTGACAATGCTGTGACCAGACGAACCCAGGGTACCACCTGAAAGAGCGATCGTTGCGGTGGTGCCGCTGCTGTTGGTGATGGTGCCGGTCGAAGTGAGGGCACTGCCGCTGGCAATCGTGATCGCCGCGGAATTGGTGAGGCCGGTGTTGGCGGTCAGGGTGCCGCCAGTTACGGAAATGGTGCCACCAGTGTTGGAAACTGCTCCGGATACCGCGCCGAACCCGGTGAGAGACGCACCGCTGCCGATGGTGATGCCGGAGCTGTCGGTTAGCGTGCCGCCGGCCATCTGGATCGTGCCGTTGGTGATGCTCTCCAGCGCACTGATCGTCAGACTGCCACCGCTGCCGACCTCCAGCGTCTGGTTGGAGTTGCTGATCGAGATCGCGGCCGACGCCGTCGCTGTATTGGTGAATTCGAGCGTCGATGCCGACCCGGTGGCGATGTTGAACGCCTGACCGCTAGCAACAGTGCCGGATAGGTTTAGTGTGCCGCCGGACGCCGTGGTCGAGCCGCTGCCGGTGATGTTGCCCGCAACCGTGCCGAAGCCATTGATGCCGCCCGCACTGGCTGTCGAACTGTTGACAATGCTGTTGCCCGACGAACCCAGGGTACCGCCTGAAAGGGCGATCGTTGCGGTGGTGCCGCTGCTGTTGGTGATGGTGCCGGTCGAAGTGAGGGCACTCCCGCTGGCAATCGTGATCGCCGCGGAATTGGTGAGGCCGGTGTTGGCAGTCAGCGTGCCGCCGCTGACGGCGATCGTCGCACCGCTGCTGTTGGTCACCGTGCCAGTGAGCGTCCCAAAGCCACTGATCTGCGCAGAAGCGCCAGAGTTGGTAATGCCGCTGGTGTCGCTTAGCGTACCTCCAGCAAGAGTAATCGAACTGTTGTTGGCCAACGCGCTACCCGAGGTAATGCTCAGGGTATTGCCGCTGGTGATCGACGTGATGGTTCCGTTGTTAGTGAAAACGCCGCTACTAGCAGTGAGTGTACCGCCCGTGACCGTAACGGTGCCATTGTTGGTGATCGCCCCAGACACAGTGCCGAATCCGCTCAGAGTCGCGCCGCTGCCGATGGTGACGCCCGAGCTGTCGGTCAGCGTGCCGCCGGCCATCTGGATCGTGCCGTTGGTGATGCTCTCCAGCGCACTGATCGTTAGACTGCCACCGCTGCCGACCTCGAGCGTCTGGTTGGAGTTGCTGATCGAGATCGCAGCCGACGCCGTCGCCGTGTTCGTGAATTCGAGTGTCGATGCCGACCCGGTGGCGATGTTGAACGCCTGACCGCTAGCAACAGTGCCGGATAGGTTTAGTGTGCCGCCGGACGCCGTGGTCGAGCCGCTGCCGGTGATGTTGCCCGCAACCGTGCCGAAGCCATTAATGCCGCCCGCACTGGCTGTCGAACTGTTGACAATGCTGTGACCAGACGAACCCAGGGTACCACCTGAAAGAGCGATCGTTGCGGTGGTGCCGCTGCTGTTGGTGATGGTGCCGGTCGAAGTGAGGGCACTGCCGCTGGCAATCGTGATCGCCGCGGAATTGGTGAGGCCGGTGTTGGCGGTCAGGGTGCCGCTGACGGCGATCGTCGCACCGCTGCTGTTGGTCACCGCGCCGGTCAGCGTGCCGAAGCCGCTGATCTCCGCAGAAGCACCAGAATTGGTTATGCTACCGCCCGTCCCTGAGGCTTCCAAAATCCCGCCAGCGATATTGACCGTGCCGGAGTTGCTGATGACCGCGCTTGCAGCCGTCGCATTCAGTGTTTGGGCGTTGAGGTTGATCGTTCCTGCGTTCGTGAGGACCGTGCCGCTGCCACCCAGCGTTAGATTGTCGCCACTGCTGAAGGAGAGCGTGGCATTCGCGTCGGAGATGGTTAAGGTACTAAAAGTTTCCGAAGCGTTCAGCGTCACAGTATAGGTCGTAGTGCCACCGGCGAGGGTAGCGGTGTCCGCGCTGTTACCGCCAGGTACACCAGTATTGGGCGACCAGTTGGTGTTAGTGTTCCAATTTCCGCTAGTCGGACTGCCCGTTGTCCCTCCGGGACCAGTCCACGTATATGCTGTGCCCGCCAACACCCCTGCATACGCCGCGATCGCTGCCGCGGTAAGCGGTGGCCGTGCCGCTACACGTTGAGCAAATGCTGCAAGGTCCCAGGTGCCGCCCAAAGCGGTAGCGCCAATTCGGCCGGTCGAGGCGGCGACATCTGCCCCGGTTGCCTTCGCCAAGCCTTCGATGAACGCCGCACCTGCTGCACCTGCGCCGGTATCGCAACTCCACAGCCGCAATTCGCCGTCCACGGCGAGCGCACGCCCGATCGCGGCAAAATTTTCAGCTTCGTCTTCCAGCGTCGTAACTGACCAATCGCCCGATGCGAAGTTCACTCGGCCCGGCGCGCCGTGAGCGATGACGTGCACGGCGCTGACACCCTGTCGATCCGCGAGCGCCGCCGCGATCTGCCGCGCCGCCGGCGTCGCCGGGTCAAGCACTCTTGCCTCGACCCCCAGTCGCAAGCCTTTGAGGATCGTGCCGATATCGGAGACGGAGGGATCAACGAAAAGGATTTCGCAGGGACGGGCCATGACGCGTTCCTCAACATTATTATTCGGGTTGTTGTTCTGGTTCAGCTTGACTTGGTCGTGCCACGTCGCGGTGTCGCTAAGATTGGTCCGAAGATCTCGCGTGGCACGCATTGCAATGCTCCAAACCTAAGCGGCCGCCGGCAATTGACCGGCGGTCCAGAGAGTGGGGGTGGGGTGGGTAGTGGGATTTAGTTGGCAGGCGAACTCAAAACCGATCGCGGCGCGCCCGCCGAGTAGGCTCGCCGTGACGAACAGTTCTAGCGGGCTGAACACTCGACGCGTTTGACGCCGATCTTCTGCGAATTTCGACGACGTCGAGGCAATCGACCTAAGGGGTGCAGCCGCAAGGCGTTTTCGCCGCGTTGGGTTTGTTAGTGCGACTGAACTAGAGCGCCAAAGATTGCGAACCGGCGCCGGTCTGCGTGCTGGTGACTTGGTTTGGTCGTTTGCGGAGGTTTGTTGGGCGAGATGGCCGCTGACAAGTCGATACCCCCCAATTCGGGGGAATGACATGTCGTCGCCGTCCCTGTAGGGACTTATCTGCCGAGTTACGATCGCGCGCAGGCGGACGAGAGTGCCCGCGCGGGAGCCGCAAGGCTCCCCGCGGGCTAAAACGCCACGCTTACTTACAACGCTACATTTACTCAAACGCCCTCCGGCTGCCCTTGCCGGTGCCCTACCCTCACGCTTGGGCGGAGTGACGTCGCACTGACACCACCTTGCACTGCACCAGCCGGAAGTTGTTCATAGAAAATTAAGCCAAGCAATATATCCAGTGTTCTATGGCGTTCTATGCCTCGGTTTGGATTGATCTAGAATTAAATAAGTTATTGAATGGCCTGCACAAAAAAAGATTCACTATGCGCGGAGTTCGTCGTCGCTTCTCCCGTCGAGAGCGCCCGCGTTGATGAATGTACGATGAATGGGAAAGTTCCGTGCGGCGCACCCGAAATGCCGTGATCGGAGCCGTCGCCGTCGGAGCGCCCAAGAGCGCAGCCGGCACGTCAAAAACAGAAACATCCAGCGGCGATATCGCGCGCATGAGGCAGGAAATCGACCGACCGAAGGTAGCGAAACGACAACCGGGGGCGCTTGCGATCAGCCGTACATCGGTGCGCACGGCGAAGCTAAGATTTTTTAGCGAATGCAGTAACGCTTCCGAGGATAAAGGCTATCATCGGAATTTCCGCGCCGGAAACCCCGCCCTTTAGGACGGGGAGGAAGGCGCGCTCCTTTGCGCCTCGACATAGCGCTTGATGGTTTCAAGGGTTGCGCCGCCCGTCGAAGCGGCGAAATACGAGGGCGACCAGAGGGTGCCCTTGTAATAGCGGCGAGCAATATCCGGCCGTGCCTGTCTCAGCATTCGGCTAGATGTGCCCTTCAAAATATTGACCAAAGCCGAGACCGACACCTTAGGCGGATATTCGACCAGCATGTGAACGTGATCGGCTTCACCGTCGCCTGGCGATCAACCGGCAATCCACGGTCTCGCAGACCTTACGGAAATGCCCGGCAAGCCAGTTCAGTGCGGCGCTATCGAATATGCGGCGTCGATACTTGGTGACACAGACCAAATGCAGGGTAAGAAGCGAAACGCTATGTCGACCGCGCCGAAAGTCTTGCATGTTCTCTTACAGACCAACCATAATGCGCAATGATTCTGGCATACAAGTACCGTATCAAGGACGGCACGGTCGGCAAACACCTCGACCGGCATTCGCGCGCGTGCAATTTCGTCTGGAATTACTGTTGCCAAATCGAGCGCGAGGCGCAGAGCCGGTGGAAGGCCGGGCGCGCTGTCAAATGGCCGACCGCCTTCGATCTGATCAAGCTATGCACCGGCGCTGCTGGTGCTCTCGGTTTGCACAGCGATACGGTACAGACGATCTGCCGGCAGTTTGCGGCATCGCGTGACGCCAAGCATAAATGCCCCCGGTTCCGCGCTAGCGGCGGCCCGAAGCGTGCGCTGGGCTGGATACCGTTTATTCCGCGCGCCGTGAAAGTCGACGGCGCGCATGTCGTCTACCTCAAGCGCAAGTTCCACTTCTGGAAGTCACGCGATCTCGGCGGAAAGGTCAAGGCCGGATGCTTCACGCAAGACGCTCGCGGCCGCTGGTATGTCGCGTTCCAATGTGAGGTCACCGACGAACTTTCCACCGGCAACAGCGCGATCGGCATCGACCTCGGGCTCAAGACGCTGGCGACATGTAGCGATGGCGTGAAAGTCCGAGCCTTGCAGCACTACCGCCAATATCAAGCGGCGCTCGCCATTGCGCAACGCGCTGGAAACAAGCGCCGCGTTGCCGCGATCCACGCCAAGATCGCCAATGCTCGACGCCATCACCTACATGAGCAGTCCACACGGATCGCTCGCGAAAATGAACTGATCGTCGTCGGCAATGTGAGCGCCGCCAAACTAGCGAAGACACGGTTAGCAAAGTCCGTGCTCGATGCCGGTTGGACGACGTTCCGCAACCAGCTTCGCTACAAGGCCAGTAGGCACGGAGCGCGGTATATCGAGACCGATGAACGATGGACTTCCCAAACGTGCTCGTGCTGCAGGGTAATTCCCGACAGCAGTCCGAAGGGTATGGGCGCGCTTGGAGTAAGGCGCTGGGAATGTTCGGACTGCGGTGCGACCCACGATCGGGACGTTAACGCAGCTCTAAACATTCTCCGTGTCGGGCGGGAACGTCCGCCTCCGGCAGTGGAAATCCCCGCCGTTTAGGGCGGGGAAGACGTTACGTTGAGATAGACTCTAAGCTGGTCGAGCTTGGCGTTTTTATTTCCGCGAGTTTGTCAATCGCGAATTGTTTATTTTTCAGGACTCGATCGCGCTTCTCTGTCGGCAGCTTCCCTTCGTTCAAGAGCCGATCGCAGGCGTCTACGCACTCTGCGTATTTCCCAGTCCAGTAAGCGTTGACCGCCAACTCGTCGAGCAGCCCGTATTCGTAAATCCAGTCTTCGACGGCCGGTGCATTAGTGGGATAAGCGATGGTCAAGCCATGTGCCGCGAACTCGTACCCTTGTTCGTGGAGACCCTTGTTGCGGCAGAAGCGAGCGGCTCCGTGCAGGGCCTCCGCGCGGGTCGGGCATGCAGCGGTTGCCTCCATGTAGGCGGAGATAACCTCATAGTCGGGACGACCGAGTTTCTCTTTCTCCCGAGCGGCACCAAGGAGCATCAGGAAAACGTCAGATTCCGGTGACGACGATGTCGCGATTTCTTGCTGCTTACTAACCGCAAAGTCTTTATTTTTCAGGACCCGATCACGCTTCTCGGTCGGCAGTTTGCCTTCGCTCAGGAGCCGATCGCAGGCGTCTACGCACTCTACGTATTTCCCAGTCCAGTAAGCGTTGACCGCCAACTCGTCGAGCAGCCCGTATTCGTAGATCCAGTCCTCTACGGCCGGCGCGTCCTTCGGGTAGGCGACCGCCAAGCCCTTTGCAGCGAACTCATACCCTCGTTCGTGGAGGCCCTTGTTGCGGCAAAAGCGAGCAGCTCCGTGCAGGGCCTCGGCGCGGGTCGGACATGCAGCGGTTGCCTCCATGTAGGCGGAGATAACTTCATAGTCGGGACACCCAAGTTTCTCTTTCTCCCGAGCGGCACGAAAGAGCATCAGGAAAGCTTCAGATTCCGGTGGCAACGACGCAACGGTTTCCCGCTGCTGATTCACACCCGGTATTTTTCCGTTAAGCGCATCGCTGGTCGCCTTTTTTCCTGGCTTGGGTGGACGAGCCGGAGAGCGGCGCGCTTTCTCAGCCAGTCGACGTTGTTTCGTGTTCATGAAGGTTCCAACCGATCGTCGGTAAAGGTGCTGTTATCTGCATTAATCAAGCTATTCGAGCCGCACCCCAACCGCTAGAAAAAGTTCGCGCCATGTTTAATGACGGCACACGTCGGCGAACACGAGACCGCGATTGGGTTGGGTTGAGGAGAGGAGGATTTCCAACTCATCGTAGCTGGCAACCTTCTCTACGAATATTTGTTCGTCAACCTTACGCAGTATGGTTACGCGCTTCTCCTAATCGAATGCAGTTGATGCGATGCTCTACAGCAAGCTAAATTGCAACTTCTGGCGCTGGAGATAGCGATTACAATCCGCATCGCGTCCTAGGATAGAGCTTTGGACGGCGACCAGTCTGCTCGCGCTTCCGGAGCGCATTAATTCTTGGAGGCGCCATTTGGTCGCGTTGGCTGGCACTAGTAACGGCTTTCACACCGCCTGCTCGCGAGGGTGCCCGCAGCCGGACAAGTACCGCAAGGACGCGCTGATTCTCTTAACGCGCTGCAAAACGAAAAGGACAAGTTTCTTCGCTCCCGCCTCACCTTATCTGGCACAGAGATATCGCGGCGCCGACGAAAAGGACGAGGCGCTAAGCTAGCGTAAGGTATTAGCGTTCACGATAGGGTAGACCTCCATGAACAGTGAAACAACGTCGAACGGCTGAGACATCAGGATGGCTTATCCACCCGAGCCAAGAGAAACGGTGACCAGCACCGGCAAGACGATCTGCCTCAACATGATTGTCAAAAACGAGATGGCGAATCTCGAGCGCTGTCTCGGCAGCGTTGCCGATCACATTGACTGCTGGGTAATCGGCGATACCGGTTCCACCGACGGCACGCAGGACTTCATCAAGTCGTTCTTTGCCGCACGCAATCTGCCAGGAGAGCTGCACAGCATTCCGTTCCACAATTTCGAACAGGCGCGAAACGCGGCGCTCGATTGCGCCTACGCGTCGCCGCTGGCTTATGACTATCTCCTGTTCGACGATGCGGACATGGAGCTAGTGGTGGAGGACCGCGGCTTCCGCGACAAGCTAGACGGGCCGGGATATCTGCTCCTGCAGCGGACGGATTCTGGTCTGACATATTGGAACACACGCCTGGTGCGACGGGACGCGGGCGCGCGCTACCGTGGCGTGACCCACGAGTATCTCGACGTGCCGGGTGGGGTGAAGCAATTGCAGGGGGCCTGGTACAAAGACCATGCCAGCGGATCGAACCGGGTCGACAAGTTCGAGCGCGACATCAGGCTGCTGGAAGAGGGCCTCAAAAGCGAACCGGATAACCATCGCTACTGGTTCTACCTCGCCCAATCCTACCGCGACGCCGGCCAGAAGGCCAAAGCCGTAGAGATGTACGCCAAGCGGGCCGATATGGGCGGCTGGGACGAGGAGGCGTGGTACGCCCGCCTGCAAGAGGCGCGTTGTCTGCGCGATCTCGGCGACGAGGGCGGCTTCCTGCGCCAGGCGCTCGCGGCCTTCAATCAGCGCCCGCAGCGCGCCGAGCCGCTCTACGATCTTGCGCGATATTTTCGCGAGCACGGCAAGAACGACGCGAGCGTCCTGTTCTCCGAACCGGGTTTGGCAGTACAGCGGCCGGAACAGAACATCCTGTTCCTGGAGGACTTTGTCTATAGCGTCGGTATGCAGGAAGAGTATTCCATCGCGGCGAATTATGCGCGCGACCCGGCGCGCAAGGACCGCGGTTTTGCGGCGTGCAACTGGCTGGCACTGGACCGGAAGGTTCCGGCGCGATCGCGCGAGCTGGCGCGCTGGAACCTGTTCTACTACCTGAAATCCGCCGACGCGATCATGCCGTCTTTCACGGCGCGCCAAGTCGGGTTCGTCCCGCCCGACGGATACCATCCCTCGAATCCCTCTGTAGCGCGATTGGGCAGTGAGATTGTGCTCTTGCAGCGCGCCGTTAATTTCACCCTGGCTGAGGACGGCACGTATCGGACGCCGAACGATGCGCCCATCCACACCCGCAATTTCCTGCTCCGGCTGGACGAAGAGCTCGCCATTCGATCTTCGAGTGAAATTCTGCCGCCCGCCGACATGCCGGCACCGGCCTTCCGGGAGGTCCAGGGATTCGAGGACGCGCGGCTGTTCACGTGGCGCAACGGACTTTGGTGCATTGCCTGCGTTCGCGAGCTGACGCCTGAGGGTTGGTGCGATCAGGTGCTGGCGCGCATCGACGATTTTGCGCAGGGGGTGTGCCGGCTCAATGACTGGCGCATGCTGCGCCCACAATGGCCGCGGCAGCATGAGAAGAATTGGATGCCGCAGGTCGTCCGCGACCAGTTGCAATTCATCCATCTGAGCGATCCAACCCGCGTCATAGATGAGCAAGCCCAGACCATCTTCGAGGCGACGCCAGCGATCGCGGCTGAGCAGTTTCGCGGCGGCACCCAGGCAATCGTTTTCGACGGCGGCTGGCTTACTCTGGTCCATGAAGTGAGCGAAAGGGACAAGCGGCGCTACTATCAGCATCGGTTTGTCTGGTTCGACTCCTCGAGCCGGCTGCGGCGTGTAAGCCGGCCGTTCTATTTCATCAGGAAGGGGGTTGAATTCGCCGCCGGTTTGACCCGGCATTCCGACGGCAAGGGCCTCATCATCTCCTTCGGCGTCGGCGACAGCGAGGCCTGGATTGCCACGGTCGAGGCTGGCGACGTGCGCCGATTGCTTGAGGACGCCGAGGAGTTGCCGTCGGGAGCGCTCAAGGGAGCAGTAACATCGACAACAGTGACATCCAGCCATGATACCACGCCCCTGAAGCGGGAAAGCGACGGGCAGGTGGTAGCGAAACGACAACTTAGGGCGCTTGCAATCAAACGTACACCAGTGCGTAAGGCGAAAGTCCGGAAAAAGCACCGCTGAGCTTTTTCCAGATCCGAATCGCATCCGAGGACAGAGGCTTTGGAGAAAAAGTCAGCTTACTATTGCGAATTTCGCTGAAGCAGGAGGTTATGAACCTCTATGGCGCCGCGCAGATTCAGCAAGCGATGGGGTTGCCTTTCGGCGAGGTCATAGCAAGATAATCATCTCTGGCTGAGTGTGCTTCAGGTCCGTGGCCGATCTGATAGAAACAACCTCCATGAACAGGAAACAACGTCGAACGGCTGAGAAAGCGCACCGGTCTCCGGCCAATCCACTTATGCCAAGGAAAAAAACGGCCAGCGACGCGCTTCACGGAAAAATGCCGAGTGCGAATACCATCGGCAAGACCTTCTGCCTGAACATGATCGTGAAAAACGAAGTCGCGAACCTGGAGCGTTGTCTCCGCTCGGTGGCGGACCACATCTCATGCTGGGTGATCGGGGATACCGGTTCGACCGATGGGACGCAGCAGCTGATCGAGCGGTTCTTCGCTGCCCGTGGTATTCCCGGCGAACTCCACAGTTTTCCATTCGAGAACTTCGCGCAGGCGCGCAACGAGGCGCTTGATCGCGCTCGCGCCTCCGCGCTGCCTTTCGATTATATTCTGCTGACCGACGCGGACATGGAGTTGACGGTGCAGAATCCTGCGTTCTCGCAGGATCTAACAGCAGCCGCATATATGGTGCTGCAGCGTTCCGGTGTGACGTACTGGAATATCCGACTGCTGCGTCGCGACGTGCCCGCTCGCTACATGGGCGTGACCCATGAATACCTGGATGTGCGCGCCGGCGAGACCAAGAACCTGGAGGGCATCAGCTTCATCGATCATGCGACCGGGGCCAACCGCGTCGATAAATACCAACGCGACATTCGGCTACTGACAGATGCCATCGGGACGGAGAGCGGGCTTATAGCGCGATACACGTTTTATCTTGCGAACACCCTGCGCGACAGCGGCGACAAGGAGGCCGCGCTGAAGACTTATCTCGAACGGGCTGGGCTCGGCCATTGGTACCAAGAGGTTTTTGTAAGCCTCCTAAATGCGGCTCAGCTGAAAGAGGCACTCGAGTACTCCAACGACGATGTTATCTCCGCCTACATGGAGGCAGCCGCTTTCTGCCCGACACGCGCCGAGGCGCTGCACGGAGCTGCTCGTCTCTGCCGTATCAAAGGCGTCTACGAGCGGGGTTATCAATTTGCAAAGCAAGGTTTGGCAATTCCATGCCCGAACGAAGCGCTGTTCGCACAGGATTGGATTTATGAGTACGGACTCCTCGACGAGTTGGCAATCAACGCCTACTGGACTGCACGATACGCAGAGTGCGTGGACGCCTGTGATCGCCTCCTCAGCGAAGGGAAGTTGCCAACGGAGGAGCACGATCGGGTCCTGAAAAATAAAAACTTTGCCGTTAGTAAGCTGCAAGAGATCGCGGCTTCGTCGTCACCGGAATCTGGACCTTTCCTGGAGCTCCTTCGTGCCGCTCGGGAGAAAGAGGAACTTGGCCGTGCCAACGACGAGATTATCTCCGCCTATATGGAGGCGACCGTTGCATGCCCGACCCGGGCCGAGGCCCTGCACGGAGCCGCTCGCTTCTGCCGCAACAAGGGCATCTACGAACGAGGGTACGAGTTCGCGGCGCAGGGCTTGGCGGTCGCCTACCCGAATGGAGCGCCGGACGTAGAGAATTGGATTTACGAGTACGGCCTGCTCGATGAATTGGCGATCAACGCCTACTGGGCTGCGAGATACGCAGAGTGCGTGGACGCCTGTGATCGCCTCCTCAGCGAAGGGAAGTTGCCAACGGAGGAGCACGATCGGGTCCTGAAAAATAAAAACTTTGCCGTTAGTAAGCTGCAAGAGATCGCGGCTTCGTCGTCACCGGAATCTGGACCTTTCCTGGAGCTCCTTCGTGCCGCTCGGGAGAAAGAGGAACTTGGCCGTGCCAACGACGAGATTATCTCCGCCTATATGGAGGCGACCGTTGCATGCCCGACCCGGGCCGAGGCCCTGCACGGAGCCGCTCGCTTCTGCCGCAACAAGGGCATCTACGAACGAGGGTACGAGTTCGCGGCGCAGGGCTTGGCGGTCGCCTACCCGAATGGAGCGCCGGCCGTAGAGAATTGGATTTACGAGTACGGGCTGCTCGACGAGTTGGCGGTCAACGCCTACTGGACTGCACGACACGCAGAAAGCGTAGACGCCTGTGATCGCCTCCTGAACGGACCCAATCTGCCGTCCACGATGCGTGAACGGGTCGTAAAGAACAAACAGAGTGCAATCGCCCTGCTGCGAGACGCTGTTTCGCGGCCGGCATCCCTCGACACTCAGGAGGTATCTAACCCTGGCATCTCGTTCGTGGTGAGGGCGCGCAACGAGGAAGCGACGTTACGGGAAAGCCTTGAAAGTCTTCAGGGGCTCACGATACCTCACGAGATTATCGTCATACTTCACTTGTGCACGGATTCGTCTCGCCGAATAGCCGAGTCGTTTTCTAACGTTCGGATTTACCAGTACGAAATTCCTGTATCCCGAGCCGGCTATGAAACGTTGATTACACCCGATACTTCACAATATTCACTCATTGCCTACTACAATTGGTGTTTCGCGAAGGCGCAACACTTGTGGTGTTTCAAATGGGATGCCGATTTTGTTGCAACGCCTCGGTTGCTCGATTTTATCAATGGTCGCGATTGGAACGATGCCACACCAAAGCGAATACGAATTCCAGCAATCACACCCAACGCGGACGTCAGTCCTGAACCCTATCTTTTCAACGCCGGACGAACATATAAAAAACTTGCTTTCTGGGAATATAATTCTTCTCTCTTTTCTGCGAACGTTCGAGAGGAAATCTGCCCGGCCACGTTAGATCACGTGTCGCCACTGGACTGCGTGAAGCCTTATTGGCGAGCGGCCCCATGGTTTGAAAGCCGCGAGCATTCCAAAGAAGCGGAAGCGCTCGAGCTTCGTCGACGGTATCGCCTAATCGTCGAAAAACTTGGCCCAGAGCCCTTAGGATTCGCGCGCGCTGTGCATCCGGAATACGAAAAATTGTACGCTACTGTCCGCGAAAGGGAAGCGGAGCTAAGCGCTCTCGGGATCCGCCTGTGGAGTTGAATGTGTCACCGTTCACAATACGAAAAGGAGGCCGCACTGAAGACCTATCCTGAACGGGCTGACCTCGGCCATTGGTGCCAAGAGGTCTTCATAGGCCTCCTAAACTTGCCCGTCCTGACCATGAGGTTATCTGCGCCTACATGAAGGCAACCGCTGTATGCCCAACCCCGAAGTGCGCCGCTGGGAGACAGGCCCGATCCTGCGTTGCGCCTATACCAGCACGCCTTTTCGCGGACTTTCCATATTGCTGGACGCTTGGGAGCGCGTTATCCCCGTAAATGCCGAGTTGCATATCTGGTCGTCGATGAAGCTTTATCTAGGGGATGACCGTCCGTACGAGCATCTCTATGCGCGGGCGCAATCCCTGCGTGGCGTGGGTTATCACGGCCTCGCACCTAACCCGGAACTCCGAGCTGCGCTGCGCAACATGCACTTTCTCATTTATCCCTGCACTTTTGCGGAAACCGCCTGCCTCGCCACCATCGAAGCAATGGCCGCAGGTTGCCGTTTAATTATTCCCTCCCTGGGTGCTCTGCCCGAGACCACTGCCGGCTACGCGCGCATCTATCCATCAAATCCCAACGCGGAGGAACATGTCACGATATTCTCCGAAAACTTGGCAGCTGAGCTTGCGACGCCGTGGGCGGGCAATCCGGGCCTATCATTAAGTCAACAGGCCTATTGCGCAGCTGTATACGATTGGCCAGGGCGCCTCCGCGAGTGGCGACAACTGATCCAGTGGACCTGCAATCAAAGGAACCGCTCAGCAGCCGGATTGCCCGTATGAAATTCCCGGCGGAATGCCGAAATCGATATGCCCACGCAACGAGCAGTCTGACCCGGTCCTTGTTGATACGCCCGGGGCGCGGCTGCTAGAGCATTTTGGTAGCAAGTTTTCTTTGCCCAAGGAGACGATATTGAGATCCGCCGTTGCTTCCGAACAACAATGGGCCTGCAAGCGCCCGCACGACGCTCCCTTGTGGCGCGCCAGACGCAAGGCGCTCTCGTTCCCGATGGGATTCACCAAACTCTTACATCAAATCAATGGCTTGTTCCATACCCGGCCGCTATCGTACATAATCCCGGCCTTAATCCGAATGGGGCTCAACGAATGAACTTAAGCGGACCATCGAGCAACCCAGTGGCGAGGTCACGACGTCAGAAGATCTGCCTTTCGATGATCGTAAAAGACGAGGCGTCCGTGATCGCGCGCTGCCTTGCGCGCGAGAAATTGTCGTCGCAACGAGTAGATTCGAAAAAAGAGCGCGCGAAAGTGGCTTCCACGCCAGGCTCTCAAGAGGTCGCGCCAACGCCTATTGGGGTCGATGGGGCGACGTTGGGAGTGAACAAAGCCGCTGAATCCGCACACCAGTCGCACGCCATCTCGATGCGGCCCCAGATTAAGACAATCGGACTGTGCATGATCGTGAAAAACGAATCCAAGGTCATCCTGCGATGCCTGGAGAGCGTGCGTCCGATGGTGGATTACGTACTTATCGAGGACACGGGATCGACTGACGGGACGCAGGCGATTATCCGGGAATGGCTGGATAGCGCGGGTTTGCCGGGAGAAGTCTACGACGAGCCATGGCAGGACTTTGCCTACAACCGCTCTCATGCGCTTGCGAGGCTACGCAACGTAATGGACATCGATTATGCCCTCATCCTCGATGCCGACGATCAAATTGTATTCGAGCCAGACTTCGACGTTGCCGCATTCAAGAACAGCCTGTCCCAGGACGCGCATGAGGTCGGGTGGCGCCATGGGGCCCTCCGCTATCGGCGTATCCAGATTTGCAGCAACCGGCGCGCATTCTTGTATCGCGGGGTGCTTCACGAATTCATCGACACGATCGACGGGTTTTTTTCTTGGCGAAAAGGAAAAGTGAGTATCGGGACCACCCGTGGCTTCTACATATCAACTACCCGCGAAGGCGCGCGGAGCCAAGACCCGGAAAAGTACCGCAAGGACGCCGCGGTTCTCGAAAAGGCACTGCAAACAGAAAAGGACAAATTTCTTCGCTCCCGCTACACCTATTATCTGGCGCAAAGTTATCGCGACGCCGGCGAAAAGGAGAAGGCGCTCGAATACTTTCTGAAGCGGGCGGAACTCGGTTACTGGACCGAAGAGGTATTTGTAAGCCTTTACTTCGCTGCTCAACTTCAGCAAGAGATTGGGAGGCCGTTCGAGGAAGTGATTGCAGCCTATTTGCGCGCCTCCGATGCAGCCCCTAGCCGAGCGGAAGCCTTGCACGCGGCGAGCCGCCTTTGTCGGGAGAAAAGCAAGTTCAACGAAGGTTACGAGTACGCTCGGCGCGGCCTCGCGATTCCGCTGCCCGCCGACGGACTTTTCGCCGAACCATGGCGGTATGACTATGGCCTTCTCGACGAATTCGCAATCAATGCCTACTGGACTGGGAGATACGCGGATTGTGTGGATGCCTGCGACCGACTGTTGAATGAAGGGAAGTTGCCGGCAGAGATGCGTGATCGGGTCCTGAAAAATAGAAACTTTGCACTTACTAAGCAGCAAGAAATCGCGGCATCGTCATCGGAATCTGAAGCTTTCCTGATGCTCCTTCGTGCCGCTCGGGAGAAAGAGAAACTTGGTCGCCCCGATGATGAAGTTATCTCCGCCTACATGGAGGCAACCGCTGCATGCCCGACCCGCGCCGAAGCCTTGCACGGAGCCGCTCGCTTCTGCCGCAACAAGGGTCTCCACGAACGAGGGTACGAGTTCGCGGCGCAGGGCTTGACCATCGCTTATCCCCATAATGCGCCGGCCGTAGAGGACTGGATCTACGAGTACGGGCTGCTCGACGAGTTAGCGGTCAACGCCTACTGGACGACGAGATATCCGGAGTGTGTGGATGCTTGCAATCGGCTCCTGAGTGAAGGGAAGTTGCCGATGGACAAGCGGGATCGCGTCCTGAAAAACAAACATTTCGCGATCGATAAAATGTCAGAGCAAATGCGCCAAGGTCGATCACCTTAAGGTCTACTTGGGTCCCGGAGGTCCCCTCAGCCGGGACCGAGCTTATGGTTGCGGGGCTGAGAGAGCGGATAGGCAAGGAGCTTGAGCGAATCAACCTGCAAGTGAACCATCCCGGACATGATAAAACCGACAAGAGGCCTCGCGTTGTCTGGATGCATCATCACGTAAACCAACGTTGGATTCAGTGGTGCAAAGACAAGGAGCTTGTCGATTTGGTCACTTGCTTCGTTTTCGTTTCCTATTGGCAACGGGAACAATACCTGAATGCCTTCGGGCTGCCCCCGCAACGCTGCGTCGTGCTCCGCCACGCCTTGGACCTAAGCTCTGATCTGCGGCGCTGGGAAGAGGGAGCGAAGTGGCGCTGCGCCTATGCAAGCACACCATTTCGTGGACTTTCTGTGCTTCTTGACGCGTGGGAGCGCCTCAGTCCCGCCAATGCTGAACTGCATATCTGGTCATCGATGAAGCTCTACCTGGAGGATGACGATCGGTGGCAATTATTCGAGGTCCCCTTGAGTGTTACCACGATGACTTCTAGAATTTCTGGTATCGCCGGTACCATCCATATTTCGCTTGCGAGATCGACCTGGCGCGCATGCGCTTGTGGGAATTGCACACATTTACCAAATCGAACGCTACTATTAAAGAGCTTTGTGATCGCTACGCATCGGCAGTACAAGAGCAACCAGCATTTGTTTAAGAAGCAAGAGGCCATTCGAAGCGGCCCGACCATTCGACTAGGAGTATGCTGCCAACGACTGGATCACCTGGTCTTCTGGGTTGACCCCTTCTTCGGCGCTATGCCGCATGGCGAAGTTCGCCGCAATGCGCCGGCAAAGCCCGACGAAAGACGTTATCCTCATTGGCGACGACAGCCTCAAAGACCTGCTATTTTCAATTGCATGGCGCTAAACCTAACGCGACCTGGAGGAAAGAATGGCTTGGCCCTATGTCGTTCGACGAGCGGCAGAGCATTGCCCAGAGGTATCGCTTGAAAACCTTCACCGACGGATCGGTTATGCATCCTACGTCAACCTCAAGCGCCGCTATCTGTACTACCAGGTCTCGAAGGCCGGCTGCACCACGATGAAGTGGTTGCTCCACGATATCGAGGGGCTGCCCCCCATCAATTACCTGATCGGCACGCAGCGCGAGGCGCGTCGCGATATGTTTATTCACGAGCGCAGCAATATTTCGATTCCGTCGCTGCTGGACCTTGACGATGCCACACAGGAACATGTCTTGAACTCGCCGGACTTCATGCGCTTCACTGTCGTCCGTAATCCGTATGCGCGGTTGGAGTCCGCCTGGCGGGACAAGGTCGAGCTGTGCGCGCCGACCTACGAGCGTTACACCCATGCGATCAAGGGCCGGCTGCCTGTTGGCAATGATTCGAGCTCTCTCGTCTCTTTCAAGGAATTTGTTGCCACGCTGGCGCCTCAGGATCTGGCAAATTGCGACCCCCATTGGCGGCTGCAGTCGGTGCAGACTTTACGCGGCGCCCTCAATTTCACTCACGTCGGGCGCCTGGAGGATTTTTCCGGGATCGTGCGCACCTTCCTTGCGCATTGCGGCAATTCCGCGCTCAAGAGCAAGGCGCCGATGAACCGGATGCCTGGTTCCTCGCATTATGACCAAGCGATTGCGGATCGGGTCTATGAGCTCTACCAGCGGGATTTCACAGCGTTCGACTATGCCAAGGATAGTTACCCGCGGGCATCGGCGCCGACGCCGCAGACGGTCCCCGAAAGCTCGTTCATCGATGAGGTGCTTGAGCGGAACCTCATGATCAACCTGCTCTATGATGAGCGCGATCGCCTGGCGGAGCGCGTGCGCGATCTGGAAAAGGCGACGCAGCAGGAAGTTAGTTCGGGGCACGCCCCGGCAATCCCGGCTGAAGCCCAGCGGGGGATGGGCTTTGACGAGCTTTTCGACCGGTACATCTCTCGCATCGACGGTTGGCTCACAAGGGAGGAAGCGGCCTATCTCTATGGACTGGCAAAGCAGGCGGCCGAGGGATGTATCGCCGAAGTCGGTAACTATCGCGGCCGGTCAACCGCGGCGCTGGCTTTCGGCACCAACGCCGGAGCGCGACTGCCAGTGTACGCGGTGGAGCCCCACGAGAAATTTCGCGGCGTGTTCGGCGGCGAGTTTTGGCCTAGCGACCGCGGATGTTTCATGCGGGCAATGGCGGAGACCGGGCTTTACGAGCATGTGCGCCTGGTGAACGTCAGCAGCGAGTTTCTGAGCGACGATTGGCCGATGCCGGCGAGCATGCTTTATATCGATGGCGATCACCGTTACGAGGCCGTGAAGCGCGATTTCGAATGCTGGCGCGGCAAACTCGCGCCGAACGCGCTGGTCGTCTTCGACGACGCCGCAAATCCGTCGACTGGCCCAGGACAGCTATCGCGGGAGATCGTCAATAGCGGCGCGTTCGTCCTGGAGCCAGCAATCGGAAAGATGGTTTGCCTGAAGCGAAAAAGCGCCGCGTGATTGGGAGCGATCGACGCGGCAAAGGAACTCGACGATCTGCGTGCCGGTCAAAATCCCCAGCGACGGCAGGCACGAAACATTGAAAATGGGACATTGTGGAGCCACCCGTGAAGACTATCGGCCTATGCATGATCGTAAAGAACGAATCCGACGTCATCCTCCGATGCCTGGAGAGCGTGCGCCCGATCGTGGATTACGTGCTGGTCGAGGACACTGGATCAAGCGACGGCACGCAGGCGATTATCCGGGAATGGCTAGACCGCGTGGGTTTGCCGGGAGCAATCCACGATGAGCCATGGCAAGACTGTGCCTACAACCGCTCGCACGCGCTGGCGCGGCTTCGCAACCAAGAGCCCATCGATTATGCGCTCGTCCTCGATGCTGACGACTACATCGCATTTGAGCCAGGCTTCGATGTCGCTGCGTTCAAAAATAGCCTGTCCCAGGATGTATATGACGTCGAGCTGCGCCAGGGCTCAATCCGCAATCGGTGCAAACGGATTTGCAACAATAAACTGAAATTCAAATTTCGCGGCGTGCTCTACCCATTCCTGGACACGGCCGATCAAATTGTTTCTTTCGGAATCACCCGCGGTTTCTATATATTATCGAAGCGCGAGGGTGCGCGGATCCGGGACCCGGACAAGTATCGCAATAACGCGAAACTGCTCGAACAGCTATTGCAAACCGAAAAGGACAAGTTTCTTCACTCCCGCTACACTTTCTACTTGGCACGAAATTACCGAGATGCCGGCGATTCCGAGAAAGCCCTGTCTTACTTTATGGAGCGGGCGAAGCTCGGCTACTCGACCGAAGAGGTTTTTGTGAGCCTTTACTCCGCCGCGCAAATTCAGGAGCAGAGGGGGCGGCCATTCGAGGAGGTGATAGCAACCTATCTGCGCGCTTCCGATGTGGCGCCTAGCCGGGCGGAAGCCTTGCACGCGGCGAGCAGGCTTTGTCGAGCGAATAACAAATTCGCCGAGGGTTATGAGTTTGCACGGCGCGGCCTGGCGATTCCGCTGCCGGCGGGCGGACTTTTCGTCGAACCGTGGCGATATGAGTACGGCCTTCTCGATGAATTTGCGGTCCATGCATACTGGACCGAGCGGTATCAGGACTGCCTCGAAGCGTGCCAGCGCCTTCTTCGCGAGGGCAAAATGCCCCCGGATATGCATGACCGCGTGAAGAAAAACGCCGAATTCGCAGCTGAAAAGATCAGGCTCCAGGGCGGCAGCTCCCGGGCGACTGTTGAGCATGCTGACAAGTTCGACACTTCGGTGGCGCAGCGCAGCGAGCGTCCGAGCGTGCCCGAGAACGCGATTTCGGGGGAGCTTCAGAAATATCCGGATTTCAGCGACTGGGCTTCTGCGGGCCGAATGCCGTCGTGCAAAACCATCGGGATTGTCGTTCCCTACCGCAACCGGGAGGAACATCTGAGACGATTCATCCCCCACATGATCTCATACTTCCGCCGCGAATTAATTAATCATAATGTGCGACCGCTCATTCTAGTCAGCGAACAGGCCGACAATCGAAAGTTCAATCGGGGCTTTGTAAAAAACGTCGGCTTCCTGGCCTTGGAGCCGTATTGCGATTATGTGTGCTTTCACGATGTTGATTATTTGCCGATGTGGGCCGATTACCGCGAAACAGAAATGCCCACCAGAATCGTCTGGTGGGGCATGCACGTGCGACCTATTCGCTTAACCCCTGGATCCCGCCGTGTGGTGGCGCCCCGGACGGGCCTCGGTACAGTTGCGATCTTCAAGAAGACCCAATTCCGCCTGGTGAACGGATATTCGAACCTCTATGAGGGATGGGGATTCGAGGACACGGACTTGCTATACCGCTGTACGTTCCACGGCCTTAACCCGCAGCAAAAGGACGGCACCTTCATACCTTTGGACCACGACCAAGAAGGCTTCGATGACACGGGTGGTAAGAGCGCTGCTTGGATCGAAAACGAGGGCCGCTACGAGGCAGCGAAATTACGTTATATCGCAGAAGGCGCAATTCAGGAGGGATTGACATCGGTGACGATCGCGAGCCTTTCCGCCGAGGTGCAGGAATGGTGCGGCCTTGATGATAGCGAGAAGCTTCGCATCGGACATTTGAAGGCGGCGCAGATTGAATAGGCTACATCGTTCATCCGGCGTTCGGGCTTCCATATCGGGCGCCGCCCCGTGTGCGAATCACTCGCCAAAGGAATCACCGGCGGAAAAGCTTGCCTTACTGCCGGACAGTTGCAACCTCATGTCGGGGATGTCTTAGGCAGCGGTCTGTTCGGTTTTGGAAGTGCCCGTCGGCGAACTTGACTTTGATTTGGTCCACAAACAAGTTCGGTGGTGGGCCGAAAAAATACACGCGGAGAGGGACGTGTTGGCAGAACTTCTGACCGAATTAGCGGACTATGGAACTGCGCATCATCAGGCGGTTGTCGCGCCTCGGGCAGAAAAATTTCTCCTGTTCTCGACTGAGTTCCATCAGGCAGGACGAAAAAGATTGGTTGGAGGCTTCGCCGATCGACTCAAGGGGATGCTCTCCTGTACGTTGTTGTCCATTCTATGCGACCGAGTTTTTCTGACGGAGTGGCTATCGCCACTCCCGCTCGTCGAACACTTTGATGCCCCTAACATCGCGTGGGGGGCGATCAGCACTGTTATCGGGGCTGTCGAAAGTGATGTGTTTATTGTCGATGCGATAGACAATGAAAATTTCGCCCGGTTCGATCAATATCTTGAATGCAATCACACGACCGGAGCGATCTTCGACGGGAAATTGCTGGCAAAAATTCACACCAATATCTTGTCGATTGATCGCTTGCTCAGAAAGGAATCTCTCCTGCGACAAACAAATTTTGGGCGTCTCTTGGCGCAACTATGTGAGAAGCACTCAATTCAAGTCGTCGAACGAGAACTGGTGCCGCTTTTATTTTTTTATAATCTAAAGTATCGGCCAATGCGGGAGGCAGTAGAAATGTGGCGCGATTTTCAATCGCGCCGACGAGCTGGCCCCATCATCGGGGTTCACTTTCGCTCCGGTGGCGATGGCAACTGGTGGGATCCGATCCTGGACGACGTCGCCAACGCGACCAAGGTGGCCAGTGCGATTGGAAAGGTCGCGCAACAGCGTTTTGACAACGCAGTTGTAATCTTCATCGCTTCAGACTCGACCAAATTTCGCGCGACTCTAACAGACCTGATATCGTCCCAATATTCCGTTATCTCGTATACGGGACAGATTCACCACTACGAAAGGAGCGGAGGGGACGCATTGGCGGACATCGATTTCGCTGTCCTCGAGTTCATGTGTCTGAGTCGCTGCAATTACGTAATCTATGGCGCCGGCGGGTATGGATCTACCGCTGCTCTCGTCGGCGGCAGGGCATCCAGCCCCTACAGTCTGGTCGAGTGAACCTTGCTCCCCTGCAGATACGATCGTCTCAATGAAATTTCTTAAAATGAAAACAGCCACAGCCATACCACTGTGCATCAGCTTCATCCTTTGACCCGTTTCTGATGAGACGCCCTCGGTCGGTCACCAGGGCGAATTCCTCAAGAGTAAATCTCCGGCCGAACAATTCGATCACATGGTCGTACGCGTAGATCCGGTGGGCGTTGAAGAGAAGTCGTGGTCGCCCGATAGGGACGACGAACAGCAAAGACCCTCCAGGGGCGACAATTCGGGTCAATTCAGCAATGGCCCTCAGATCGCCGTCATAATCGACGGGGTCTCCATAACGTCCCAGCCCAACGTGCTCGATGACATGCATGCATGATACGGACTCGAGCGAGTCGGTCGGGAACGGAAGGTCATTGAGATCGGCCTGCCCGGTTTTCAGGCCCTCGATGAAGAGAGCGGCAGGCCGGTAATCATAGAACTCGAAAGGACAGATCGCCGAAGCGATCGCCGCAAAATAGAGGCTAGAGCCGAAATCTACATGACGTCGGGGTGAGACCGCCCGCAATCGCCGAGCTGCCCAGCCGGTATGATAAATATAGTGGTGGTCGAATGACGTTTGACCGGTGTCATCGCTGAGGCAGGGAAATAAGTCAGATCGTGAGAATGCGAATCTCTCGGTCGTCCGGGCCACCTGCTCCTCAAGCGTCTTAAGATGAGTATCAAACGTTGCACGGTCCATCGCGGTACTGTCTCCCTTGGCCGAGTGCCTCAATTGGTCGGTCGCACGAACCATTCGACAATGAGGACAACTTTGTCAGCCGTGGCTTAGTGTCCGTGCTGTTAGTAGGCCAATTCACGATGCCCAGGGCTGACCTACCAGTACGCAGGACTAAAGTGCTTACCCGGAACTGGTGCCAAGCGCCGATTAAAGCGCCAGGCGCTATCGGTCGATTTTCGGCCGTACCCCATCTGTAGCGTCGAGGACGGCGAGAACTTCGCTCGCCACGACCGTCGCGATCCACGCCTCGCCGTCATCGACGCCGTAGGAGATCAGCAGGCGCTTCCCGTCGGGGTGCCACGCGAGCCCAGCGGCGAACTCGATGCCCTTCTTGCGGAAAAAGAACGGGCGGCTCACGCGCTGCAGTGTGCTCGCTGCATCGAACCAAACGAAGCGATGGTGATAGACACGCTGCTTCTCGGACGCACCGCCCAGCACCTCATGGACGAGGGCGAGCCACCCGCCGTCGAAGTCGATCGCCTGCGTGCCGCCGCGAAACTCCGCGGCCGCGATCGAAATGTCCGGACAGTAGTCTGCCGCTCGCCGCATCGCGTAGGGCAACGCCGTTCGTTTTGTGAAACCAGTCACGGGAAGTCCCGGCTGGGTCACGGCAGCTTCCGACGGCTTGTGAGGAGCCGCTCGACGTTGTTTGCGTTCATGGAAGTTCCAGCCGATCGTGAGCGCTAAGGTACCATAATTTTCATAGTACTCGACGCGGTTGGATAAGGCGTTGAGTTGATTCATAAAAGCGATTCTTTGCCTGGCAGCACAGGATCGCGATCATGCAATCGATATTCTCGAACGCCTTATCCAGGGCGGTAGCCAAACACATTGATCTGTCGGCGACAAGACGGGAGACGCTATCGTGGGTGGCGCTGCTGATCATGCAGCATGGAACAATAAGTCTTTGGCGACTTGCGGCATATGTCGCGAGCGCGGCCCAGATTGCCTCGGTGCGGCGGCGGTTTTACCGGTTCTTCCAGTTCGTCGACATCGACGGCACACTGGCAGCGCGGGTGGTGGTCGATCTGTTGCGGCTTTCTGGCAAGCCATGGGTTCTGGCGATCGATCGGACGAACTTGGATTTCGGCAAGACCACGATCAACATTCTGATGATCTCGGTAGCATGGAACGGCGTGAGCATTCCGCTCATTTGGATGCTGCTGCCTTCGGCCGGAAACTCGAATACTTCGGAGCGCACCGGGCTTCTGGATCGCCTGCGCACGACGTTTCCCGACATGAAGATCGCAGCGCTCATGGGCGATCGCGAATTCATCGGCGATGCGTGGATGGCCTTTCTACATCATGAGAAAATCCCATTCATCCTGCGTCTGCGCGAGAACCAGTACGTCCTGCGCGAGGGTTACGCCGCCATGCCGATTTCCCTCATCGCACAGCATCTAAAAGTTCGGGAACAAATGATCGTCAAGGGCTGCTGCTGGCTCGGCTGCCAAAACGAAACTTTGTCCTTGTCCGTGCGGCTGGTGGTGATGCGGCTCGCGTCAGGTGAGCTGTTGGCCTTGGCCTGTTCCGGCCATCCACGTCACGCACTCGCCACATATCGTCAAAGATGGACGATAGAATCCATGTTTGCAAATCTCAAGACCAAAGGCTTCGCGCTGGAGGCCACGCACCTGACCGACCCGGACAAACTGTGCACCTTGCTCGCGCTGCTGGCTTTCGCCGTAGCACTCACTGTCAAAACGGGTGTCACGATGGTGCGTCTGCATCCCATTCCCGTCAAAAAACATGGCCGCCGAGCTTGGTCGCTGTTCGCTCTCGGCTTGTACACGCTCCGCAAAATCTTCGTCGCCGCACGTCCTGATCAAATAATCGCTTTCCTCGGACAACTCCTGTCGCCAAAACTACCCATCAAACCCCTGCGTTTCTTGGCTTTCCGATAGCGAGTCGAGTACTATGCATAATTTTACACAAATTTCATGAATCAACTGTAAGCCTCGCGTTGGATAGTACCCAGTACTTCCGCTGGGCTCGTGGTGGAATAGATTCCTTCCCATTGTTAGCTGCGCAATTGTCGCTTTGTGCCGCCACCGTCCTTTGCCCGCGATCTAGGCCGTGTGGACGGATTTGATCAAGATAAAGCCGAGAGCAAGCGCGAAGGGCTACGATTCCAAATCAAACCGCGAGGCCGCACGCCAACGTGGAATATGTCCGGCAATCCCGTATCGTCTTTCCGAAAGCACTCTACAAGGCGCGGGCACGCATTGAACAAGCAGTCGGCAAGCTCAAGCGCTTCAAGCGTATAGCGCTTCGATGCGAGAAGACGGCGCAGAATTACGGCTCGTTCGCGTACCCAACATGGTGCCGGCCAAAAATTCCGGTAGCAATTTTCCGGGGAATTCCTGAGAATTCTATTGATTTCGGTATCTTCCTTCGGCGTTTTGTGCATCTTGATTTGGAAATCATACAAGCATATCTGCGCGCCCTTTGGCCAATCGTGAAGAACGAAGCGAACATCGTCCTTCAATACAGCGACAAGACGAAAGCAGCGGTGCAAAGAAACCGAACATTTTCCGAAAATACTCCAGATACTATGGGACTTTGTATCGGAAGCTGGGTACACCATCCTCGAAGAGAACGTGACTATTTTGCCGCACAGTTCAATCATGCGTTTTCGAAAAGGTGCGGTGCCCGCGGGGTTCTGATACGCTGCGGTAATGAAGTCCGCGATTTATCGGGTGACAACGCATGCCGTCCCGTGGGCAGTGCGTGGAGGTGGTCTGGCGAGCAGCTCTTCAAGCCGGTCGGTGATTTCAGGCTTGTTGTTGAGATCGCCGGCACACCGATGCCGTCTTGCCTAGACGAGCTAGAGGAAAACGCGATTTGCAGGGCGGCATGCAGGCGGTAGAGTCGGTGCTGTCGCAAGGATCAAGGATGACCCCGCAGATGACTTTGCTTTCGGCACCGCTCGAACTGGCCGGGGATTGGGGGGCTTCAACACCCGAGGACGCGCTGATTGTGCTGTCGCGCACGCGAGAGGTGTGCCTCACCGACATCAGGTTGCTGTCGGACGATCAGCCGGCCGCGTTGCGCGTCGAGTGCCGCTCGTCCGGGCCGCCGCATGTCTGGCTGCAAAGCGCGACCCAAGCGCACGTCGTTGTCGACGGCACCGCGCGCGATTGGGGCCGCATGGTTTACCAGTTCGGCCACGAGCTTGGCCACGTACTATCCAACAGCTGGCAGCCAGACTCGTTACCGTTGCGGCCGAGCCACTGGCTCGAAGAATCGCTGGTCGAAGCCTTTACGCTTCGCGGTCTTGCGCTGATTGCCGATAGTTGGGAGCAGGACCCGTGGCTCCCCAGCGAAGCGGGCTACTCGAAAGATTTGCGCCGGTACCGCGAATTTCTGATCGGTGGCTACCGCAACGGCGCTGCGGGCGCAAAGCAGTGGCTAAACGCCTGGTTTGCCGACAACCGGCAGGCTGTCGAAAGCCTTCTTGGGGGAAGAGTAGTTGCCGGACCGGCTTTGCTGATGATCCTCGGCGAACTGGTGCGCGACAAGGGCTGTGTCGAAGATTTAGCCGCGCTCAACCGCTGGCACAGTCGAGCCGCAGTCCCTGTTGAGGATTACCTGCGTCTTTGGGGAGAAAGCTGCGCCAAGCTGGGTACGCCCGGCAGACTGCCGCGGCGTCTCGGACAGGTGCTGTTTCCCTACGAGAGCCCGCGCCCGTCGCTCCGGCCTCCGGCACCACCATATATGCGCCGGCCGCAACGCGGCGAGATTCGTCAGCACATCGCCGCGCTCGACGATCTTATCCCCTTGGACCACCCGGTGCGCGTCGTGTGGGCCTTCGCACAGGCGCTCGATTTGCAGGAGGAATTAAAGCCGGGCGAGACGAAGGTGGCGGCGCCTGCTCACGTGGAGCCTGCGCTGATGGTGGCTTTATGGCTATGGGCGACGGCGGAAGGTGTCGGGAGCGCTCGGCAGCTTGAAAGACTGTGCGCCGAGCAGTTAGCTTATCGCTGGCTGTGTGGTGGAGTTGAAATCGACCACCAGACATTGCGGGAGTTCCGGCTCATGCACGGCGAGGCGCTTGATGGACTGCTTGCGCGCGGCCTTGCGGCACTCGTTGAGGAGGGAGCGATAAATTTGGAACTGGTGCCGCGGGACGCATTGAAGGCGCAGGCATTAACGGGCGCCAGTTTGGGGCGCCGGCGCTTGAAGGCGCTGGCGGCCGCCGCCGCTTCGCGCGTCCAGGAGTTGCGCGCGGCACTCGACCGCGATGATCCTATCGCCGACGAACGCCACGCCAGGGCGGCGCGCGGGCGCACCGCGCAGCAAGAAGGTGCGCGCGTTAATGCGGCGCTCGCGCAGATGAAAGAACTCTCGCGGACAGGGGCGAAGAAGCACCTGCAGCGAGAGCAAGAATCATAGAGAGCAAGCGCTCGGCCCGATGCTGCTCAGCGCACGGTGTTGGCCAGCCGTGTCAGTGAAGTGTAGAAAAGACTATGGCGGGCGGACGGCGCAGCACGGCGCGGTGTTGTCCTCGATCTCCTTGAGCAAGGTTATGGCGAGCCGTTTCTCAAATGGCTTCGTCGTCTAATCGCGAACTGCCTGTCAACTTTGGTTTGCTCGTCATTGCCAAAAACCTCAGCCAGGACGCTGCGGTAATGAGTCCTCGGGTTATCGCGTGACGACATCATGTGATTCCGATGCGGCGAACCGAGCATAGTCGTGTGTCGTTAGCCGTATCCCTTTCGTCCATTTTACGGAACGAACCCAATTCACGAATCCTGCGTAGTTGACGCGGCAGCTCAATAGCCGTCGCGTCCATCGGCCGAGAAATCTGGCGGGCTGCCGACACGGAAACGGCGCCCTCTCTCCTGTGGTTTGCGACGATCTAATGCATCGAGAGCAAACAGGACCCGGCCGGCTTGGCGCCACAGGGTTGCTTCATATCGGCTGAGGCGATCGAGCGCGTAGTTGGGCAGATTGGCGAGACGCAAAAAGCAACGCGCAAAGTCAGCGTTGGGTTCAACGGCAGATTCGACAGGCCCTGGGTCGGCTTCTGTTTCGTTGGTGATGTCGTGCGATGTCGGCCCGAAACTGACCGGGTCAGCCCGCCCGAACAGCGCATGGACAATTTCTCGAGAGGCGGTATTAGGTTGGCGGGCCTGCCTGAACCCAATTAGATGGTCAGCCTGAATTTCGAACAGGCCGGTTTCCATTATCGTGGCGCGCCGCAGTCGCCACAGCAGACTGGCTAACCGTAATACCAGCTCCCGCTCCACGGCCGATTGAGCATCATAGTCAGCGATGATGGCCGCTTCGAACGCCGTGTAATCCTCCGCATCCTCTAGCGCACCGATCACCGTCTCAGCGGTTAGGCCGTGGCGGACTGCATTGCAGCGCGAGCGCCGCTTGCCTTCTTCAGTGATTGGACCGGTGCTTTTGCCCGCGTTGCGACGGTTGGCCTCGATCTGTCTGAATGAAGTCATTGAGCGTCAGCCGTGATAATTGGCTTCCTTTTGCGATTTCGGGTGCCCTTGGCCAGCCGCGGAACGGATGGCGAATCCGAAGTCGTTACTCGCGAGGGCTTCGACTGATCAGGGTTCATTGCTTCAGCAACCGACCGAAGCGGGTGTGTCTGCGTCCAAAGCGTCCGGGCGGCACCCATGGCGTCGATTCCGGCTTTGCTCCACCATGAGGCTTCATCACCGGATCGGTGCACCTCGCGATGATGACCGCGGCACAGCGGGACGATGAATTCGTCGCTCACCTTGCGCCCGAGCGCACGATGCTGTGCGAACCGAAGATGATGGGCATCAGCAGGCCTGCGTCCGCAAATCAGACAGGGTTGCTTGGCCACGAACTTGACGTGGTCCTTGTCGCGAAAGCGGCGCGGCTCCGGATGGGCCAATCGGCTCTTATCGATGCCTTCGGCTATGGATGTTCCCACAGGCTCTACCGGCTGCCGCTGCAGCGACGAAGAAGGCTGGAGCGCAGATATCACCGGCGATGACGACGCGTCGTCGATGCCAGCCGCGCTTTCGAATGTTGCCAGCGTTGCCCCGAACGCATCCTCAACTTGCCGCGCATCCGGCGCCGTCAGCCTGTTTTTGCTGCCGAGGATCCGTTTCGCCCAGCTGGCGGCCTGGTAGGCAGAAGCAATCTCCGCCAATTCAGTCAGCAATTGCCGGCACAGAGCGGCCGATGCTTCGGCCTCGAGGATTGGCTTGGCCGATGGCGAAGCCGCCGACGCACGACGGTGGAACGGCCTTTGTGGGGTGGAATACCGGCGACCGCCGTTCAGCCGGTCATTGCCGGGGGCTGCGGGCTGCTCCGGTCCCACGTTCTTGGGGGAGGGCGCCTGGAGATCGGGGGCGTCGAGGTCATCTTCCCCGGCAATCCCAACCAATGTGAATAGGGCATAACGCCGGGCATAGGTCAGCGCCGCTCCCATCCGATGCGGCGCCGCGGTTTCGCTGACCGGGCAGACCGGCCACTCCGACGACATCCACTCTCCAGATGCGTGGGCGAGAATGGTGGTCAGGCGGATAAGCCCGGCCTCGTTGTCGATCGCAGTTGTCTGCACCGTCGCGATCTCATGCTGGCCGAGCACCTTGCGCACGATATCGAGGCCGCTCGACAACGGGGCGTATCGGAAAGTTCGGTCGCCCTCGCGCGGGATCGGGGACCGGATCGTTGCGGTCAGCGATTTCTCCGGATTGGTGAGTTCGGCCTGTGCCTTGGCGAGCGCCGCCGCAATAGCCCCGATCGATTCACTGGAGCGCTGCATGACCGCCCTCCACCTCGAGCAGATCGAAGCTGATGGCGCCGGATTTGGAGCGCTTGGCCCGGATGCCATGGCCGATCGCCTCCTTGGCGTCTTCCGGCATCAGGGCCTTCAACTCTGCCTTGGATCCCTCGTGCTCCACAAAAGCGGCGCGGGTCGAGCGAAAAACACCGGCGAACTCGGCCCAGGAATTGGAGGCGCTCATATCGACGATCCGCACCGCCTCGATTCTTGGCCGCGGCGGCTCGACTCCAAACAGGGTAGGGGGCTCGCCATTCTCGACGCAGCGCCAGAACTTCTTTTCCGCGGTCAGCAGAAGGTGCTGGTAGAGTGGATCGGCCGGAATCGTGATCTCGACCCACTTGCCACCCCCGGTGATGATTGACAGCACCGACAGCCTGGCATTGGTGACCCACATATTGTGCTGCAGCTGGGGCATGTACTTTTCGGCCGCCCCCTCTTCGGTGAACGACCACGGCAGCATGAACTTAGCCTCGAAAACCGCTCCGGTGGCTTCGACTATGCCGTCTAGGGTAGCGGCCATCCAGCGCACGACCGGATGCTGCACGCGGCGTTGGACCCCGGTGAGGACTTGGCCGTATTGCGTTCGAACCAGTGGCGGTTGAGGGGTTCGGTGACCAGCCCGAGCTGGACGATGAGGTTGCCGGAGAGGTCCTCGGGCTCGACTTCGCCGCGCTTTTCCCGCCACAGGCGGAGGAGCGCGCCTTCGTCGTCACCCATGATGATCCGGGCGTCGGAGCCGCCGATGAAGCGCCGGCGGTCAGCCGTAACAGCATTCGCGGTATGATCGAACATTGCATCCTCCGGCGCTTAGCGTAAGATTCCTGCCGAAATCCGCAGATTCTGCGTCTTGCCGCATTGGTACACCGTACACATACGTTGGGACAAAACCGCTACCATGTCAACTTGAATTTGGACAATGTACTAATGAAGGCAATTCAGCTTCGCATGGCTCGCGCCGCCGTCGGGTGGGGCGTGCGGGAACTCGCTAAAAAGGCCGGCATCACCGCCAATACTGTCACGCGCATCGAGAACGGCGCTGATGCGAAGCAATCGACGATGGACCGATTGCAGCGCGCACTGGAGGCGGCCGGCGTCGAGTTCACCAATGGTGATCATCCTGGCGTCCGCGTCAGTAGGGCTGCTACCACACGAGAGCGCGCCAGCGGATCAAAGCGAAGCGTTGCCGCCAGAGCAGGCGGCAAAACCGCCAGGGCGACCGAGAAGAAACGATAGATACCGCGCCGCGTGCGGCGTCAGGCGACCCCTGCGGTGCTTAGCTTGAGTTGGCCGGGTTAGAATTTATCGACGAAGCCGGTGGAGGCCTGGCGTCCGCCCGCGAAACCGGCAACCGAAAATAGCTATCTCGCCACACTTGAACTAGGGCAAAAAATGCCCTATTTTTATTCGTAAATTGAGAGTTCTTGATGCCGGAGATCAAGCGCTTCAGCGGCTTCAAGCTCCTGATGTTCTTTCAGGATGAGAATCCGCCGCACGTGCACGTCAAGGGGCCTGACTTCGCTGCGAAAATTCGCCTCTCAAACGGCGATCTGATTGCCGGCGACGCGCCAAACCGGGTCCTGAGAGAAACCCGCCACTGGCTCGAAGGGAATCGAGTGGAGTTGTTGCGGCTATGGAATGAATTCCAAAGGGGAACGAAATGATCGGTGACATCCCAATGGTGACGAAAGTGCGTCCAACCGGGGGGCGAACTCTGCGAGTGCGCTTTGCCGGTGACCGGCGCGAGTATGCCCTCGATTTGACCGGGTTGATCGCTCGCAGCCGACATTTTGCGCCGCTCATGGAGGACGCCGATACGTTCGCAAAGATCGATATCGTGGACGATGGCATCGGGGTCGCCTGGCCCGTGGAAACGAAATGGGGTCGCCTAGACCTGTCAGGCTCGACGCTGCGGAGAATCGCGGAAGAGCAATTGCCGATGACGGGCGCGGACTTTTCGGAGTGGCGAAAGTCGCTGGGTCTCTCACTCACCGAGGCCGCCAAGTTGCTCGGAGTTGGTCGACGTACCATTATGAGCTATCTAAAAAAGAACGAGTTGCCGTCTGTCGTCGCCATTGCATGCCGGGCGCTTGCTCGCGACAAGCACCTGTTGGCCGCGCACTACGTGCCGGCGCGAAAAATTACTGGTCATGTTGCCTAAGCCTGCGTTGATGTCCTCTGCAAATGAGCCCACGCCCAGAAGCCTTGACCCGGCGACACAAACAGCAGGCGCGCTGCAAGGTTAGCGGCGCCGTGGAACCACGGTTTTCGAGGTCCGAGACCACTTTGTGAAGGGACGCGTGGGCCTCTTCGGCTAGTTCCGCCCGGCGCTTTCCCGGACGGCCAGGACGGCTTCGATCGCAATAAGAACGTCGGCAATGAAAAACTACTCCCGCGATATCACCGCGATCACTGGTTTGGGCCGTGGGTTAGTCAACGGTCTATTTTGGCAAAACGAACCCAAAATGTTCATGCATTTAGCGGCGTTCACCTATGTGAGTGAATGAACTCCACGCCGGCAGCCGAGTGGTGTTCAACGTCAAGGGCAACGACTACAGATTGATTGCAAGCGTACAATATCAGGAGCCTTGGCAATCCGATTCTTCGGGACCCATGCCGAGTACGATAAGATCGATGCGGAGACCGCGTGATGGATGCGACCCTCATCCTGATCGATAGCCATGCCGAACTCGCGCGAGCTCGCACGCTCGTCGACCAGCTAAGGAATTCGAATAATCCAGCCGACGTCGCTCGGTTGGAGGCGCAAGTGCGCCTGATCGCCGCGTACGAGGAAAAGCAATGGCCTCGCCGGTCGCCGAGCGTCGCCGATCTGATCCGCCACCTTATGGATCAGCACGGTCTCACGCGGGCGGACTTGGTCCCGCTCCTCGGCACCCCAAGTCGCGTGAGTGAAGTAATGCGTGGCAAGAAGGGGCTGAGCATGGCCATGGTGCAACGTCTGCGCGCCCGTTTCCGCGTGCCGGCCGATCTGCTCCTTCCGCCCCCGAAGAAAGCGCCGTCCCGACGTTCCACGAAGCGAACCATTCCAATGAAAGCATACCTGGTGTCGCACTCAAATCAATTTTAAGTGGGCTGCCACTCGATGTATATCCCAAGTATTCCGCATTCGAGGTACTTGCATTCGCGAGACCGTATCCGTTTGAAAATAACTTTCCTCGCGGAGCCATGGCGCTAAGATTTACACGATTTGCATATGCTCGGGTATATCCCATATTGTCTCGGAAGTTGTCCCATCGCGGATCCGGAGCTGAACAGATGCCTTTTACCGGGAGTACGCAGAGGTTGCGACTTTCGCGTGGATAATAGATCGCATACGGATCTCCAAAGCCTCCGTCGTCTTGGCACCGATTATCTCGATCTCTATTTGCTGCACTGGCCAGTCCCCAACTCCCAATTCCCCGCCGTTGTAGGAGGCTTCGAAAAGCTACGCGCGGCGGGGAAAATCCGAGCGTGGGGCGTATCCAACTTCGACACTAGCCAGATGGAAGCTCTCTTCCGTGTCCCAGACGGTGATCGCTGCGCGACCAATCAAGTCCCTTACAGTCTCAACAACCGCAGCATTGAGCATGACCTTCTGTCATGGTGCAAGCAGCACGACATGCCGGTGATGGCATACTCTCCACTCGGCGGCGACAATAACCTGGTGATACGCGACCGCATGCTGGCGCAGATCGGCGCCGCACACGGTTGCTTGGCTGCCGCGGTTGCGCTGGCCTGGGTGATCCGTAACGGCAAGGTTATCGCAATTCCCGAATCTGGCGTACCCGCACATGTCAAAGAGAACGCCTCATGATTGTCTCGTTCAGGGATGCCTGGCTGCGGGACTTCGTCGTGAGGGACATCCGGTCCAAAAGGATTCCGACGAACCTCGAAACGAGACTGTTCCGAAGGCTGCAAATGCTCGACGACGCCGCCACTGACGCCGACCTTCGGGTGCCGCCGAGCAATCACTTAGAGTCCGTTTCGAACGCTCGTCGGCCGGCATTCGATCCGCGTGAACGAGCAGCGGCGGCTTGTTTTCCGGTGGAACGGCAGCAGCGGAGAGGCGTCCGAAGTGTATCTCGATAATCACAGCTATCGGTGAGACGAACGATGATCATGACCAAGCGCAAGCCGGCGACCATTAGCGAAATCCTCGTCGAGGAGTTCATGGCGCCGCTTAACCTGACACAGGGCGATCTCGCGCAAGCCATGGGAGTGCCGCGCAAGCACGTCAACGAGTTGTGCAACAATCGGCGCGCCATCACCGCCGACACGGCGCTTATGCTGGCGCGGGTGTTCAGCAACAGCGCGGATTTCTGGCTCAACGTGCAGCGGCGCTCCGATCTATGGCAAGCCTTGCATTCCCCAAAACGCCGGCAGCGCATTGAGCGCGCCCGAGCGCTGCGCTCGGCCGCCGCGTGAGCCCTTCACGCGCTTGCCAGATAATAATTCGTCACCGATGCCGCCGGAGTGCGGGTTCATCGCCATCAACGCTACTGCGTTGAACATCGCCATCAACGGGTCCATCTTGGCGAAGCCCGCCGGCAGTCGACGTGTGCTTGAGCCGCAGTGCGCGAGTCGCGGCGAGCGGGTCAATCCCGGTAGTACGCCGGGAGTTGGCTTTGTGGTCGACGGTGGACGTCGCAAACTTTGTTAGTCCAGCTGCCAGCCGCCACGCTTGCCTGCGTAACCCGCCATTGCGGCCCCTACTTTCTCGCCGTACAGCCGCCGCTCCACCATTTTCCTCAGTTTCTCGACCTGTTCCGGATACAACCGGGCGATCTGTTGCAATTCGTCCTCTTCCGCGGCAGTGAGGTGTTCCCCTCCGAACTCGCTGCGATAACGTCGCCCTTCCAACTCATAGATTCTTGCTTTAGGGGCTTCACCGCGCCAGGGATCCGGGTCTCCTGCGGCCCTGTGGCGCGCGATCTCTTCTGCGTCCCGCTCGCGCAGTTCCTCAAAGGTGGGGGGTAACTCTTCCATCTCGGACGGATCATGGCCGGTCGCAGGGCTCAAGGAGCCTCCAGCGCCGGCGGTGGGTCTATCGCCCACCGCTTGCCGCGAACCCTCCAGAGGCTCAAGCCTTTCCGGAGGATACTTCTCGAGCAATTCGTCGAGCTCCTTGCCTTCAGCGCGGGTCAGCCCCACCAATCGATTGTGTTCAACGATTGCCGTTCTTCTCCTAGCTTGGAGATCTTCAATGCGGCGACGGATCTGTCCTTCCGGGCTGCGACGAAAGGCGGCCTCGGAGGCGGTAATGCGCGCGATGACGAAGGCAAGCTCGGTTTGCTCCGCCATGCTGAGCGGCCACTTTTTGCGTAATTCGTCCCGACGCTTCATATCCTGATCCGGCGAATAGCCAGGCGGACAATGCAGGAATTCATCCCGTTGAGCCTGCCGGGCGCGGATCTCGGCACGCCTTGGCGCCGCCTTGGAGGAGACGTCAAACACCTCGAGCGCGCGCCAATCGTCGCATATTGCCTTGGCTAGCATACGGCTGATCGTAAACCCATACTCATCCGCGGACGGCATTTTGTCTGGCGGTACAGGCACATGCTTATATCGCGCCGCAATCCGTGCCGCCTTTATCCGCTGCTGTGGCGCGGCGTCCGGATCATTCATGACACTCAAGAGAAAATCTAAAGGGCTCAAATCGCCCCCGCCATCGCCGCACTGTTCGGGCGCGCTTAACTTCTCTTCCATTTTTTGTGCCGTAGAATTTGCGACTTCTTTAACGGGGCTTGAATCCATCGGATTCGTGCGCTTGCGTGGCGGAGCCTGTGGCCTGGCGTGAACGAAAGGTGCTGCCACTGCCGCCATTTCAACCCGAAGATCCGTGGGCACATTGGGGTCCCGCATCAGGCCGAGCATGAAATCGAGCGGCGACCCATCGGGCTTTGCCGCAGCGGCGCAAAGCACCGCGTTGTGCAAGGCGGTCTTCTTGTTCGGCGTCCCGCGCCGGCGCCCGCCCCGCCGTTCGCCCGGTTTGGATCCTCTGGGCATTTGCTACTTTGCTTTTTTTCCGCCGTCGCCGCGTTAACCAAAAATTAACCCGCGGATTACGCAGCCCGCGCGCTTGCTCGCGCTCCTGAGCCCACCCTCGGTAGGCCACTATGGTTGCTACTTCGTTACCCGCTTTGGCTACTTGAGACGGAAAATTGCAGCACTTTGCCGCCACAACTTTTGCGGCGATAACCTTTTGCCCGCGCTGCGACGGTTGGCCTCGATCTGTCTGAAGGAAGTCATTGAGCACCAGCCGCGATAATTGGCTTCGTTTTGCGATTTCGGGGGGCTTTGGGCAGCCGCGGAACGGATGTTGAATCCGAAACCGTTGCTCGCGAGGCCGTCGACTGATCAGGGTTCGTTGCTTCAGCAACCGACCGAAGAGGGTGTGTCTGCGTCCAAAGCGTCCGGGCGGCACCCATGGCGTCGATTCCGGCTTTGCTCCACCATGAGGCTTCATCACCGGATCGGTGCACCTCGCGATGATGACCGCGGCACAGCGGGACGATGAATTCGTCGCTCACCTTGCGCCCGAGCGCACGATGCTGTGCAAACCGAAGATGATGGGCATCAGCAGGCCTGCGTCCGCAAATCAGACAGGGTTGCTTGGCCACGAACTTGACGTGGTCCTTGTCGCGAAAGCGGCGCGGTTCCGGATGGGCCAATCGGCTCTCATCGATGCCTTCGGCTATGGATGTTCCCACAGGCTCTACCGGCTGCCGCTGCAGCGACGAAGAAGGCTGGAGCGCAGATATCACCGGCGATGACGACGCGTCGTCGATGCCAGGCGCGCTTTCGAATGTTGCCAGCCTTGCCCCGAACGCATCCTCAACTTGCCGCGCATCCGGCGCCGTCAGCCTGTTTTTGCTGCCGAGGATCCGTTTCGCCCAGCTGGCGGCCTGGTAGGCAGAAGCAATCTCCGCCAATTCAGTCAGCAATTGCCGGCACAGAGCGGCCGATGCTTCGGCCTCGAGGATTGGCTTGGCCGATGGCGAAGCCGCCGACGCACGACGGTGGAACGGCCTTTGTGGGGTGGAATACCGGCGACCGCCGTTCAGCCGGTCATTGCCGGGGGCTGCGGGCTGCTCCGGTCCCACGTTCTTGGGGGAGGGCGCCTGGAGATCGGGGGCGTCGAGGTCATCTTCCCCGGCAATCCCAACCAATGTGAATAGGGCATAACGCCGGGCATAGGTCAGCGCCGCTCCCATCCGATGCGGCGCCGCGGTTTCGCTGACCGGGCAGACCGGCCACTCCGACGACATCCACTCTCCAGATGCGTGGGCGAGAATGGTGGTCAGGCGGATAAGCCCGGCCTCGTTGTCGATCGCAGTTGTCTGCACCGTCGCGATCTCATGCTGGCCGAGCACCTTGCGCACGATATCGAGGCCGCTCGACAACGGGGCGTATCGGAAAGTTCGGTCGCCCTCGCGCGGGATCGGGGACCGGATCGTTGCGGTCAGCGATTTCTCCGGATTGGTGAGTTCGGCCTGTGCCTTGGCGAGCGCCGCCGCAATAGCCCCGATCGATTCACTGGAGCGCTGCATGACCGCCCTCCACCTCGAGCAGATCGAAGCTGATGGCGCCGGATTTGGAGCGCTTGGCGCGAACGCCGTGGCCGATGGCTTCCTTGGCGTCCTCGGGCATCAATCCCTTGAGTTCGACCTTGGCCCTCTCATGCTCGAGGAAGGCGGCGCGGGTCGAGCGGAACACACCGGCGAATTCCGCCCAGGAATTGGACCCGCTCATGTCCACGATCCGGACCGCTTCAATTCGCGGTCGCGGCGGTTCGATACCGAAGAGGCGAGGGGGCTCGCCGCTCTCGACGCAGCGCCAGAACTTCTTTTCCGCGGTCAAGAGCAGGTGCTGATAAAGTGGATCTGCGGGTATCGTGATCTCGACCCATTTACCGCCGCCGGTGATGATTGACAGCACGGAGAGCTTGGCGTTGGTGACCCACATATTGTGCTGCAGCTGCGGCATATACTTTTCCGCCGCGCCCTCCTCCGAGAACGGCCACGGCAGCGAGTTCAT